GCGACTCGGGCGGAAGTAAATAACTTTATTAAAGGGTTAATTACTGAAGCCAGCCCTTTAAACTATCCAGCTAATGCTTCGATAGACGAAGAGAATTTTGAACTTAATAGGGATGGCACCCGTGATCGCAGGCTTGGTCTGGATTATGAAGAGGATGCTAATACATCCTTAAATACGTTTGACATAACTCTGATTAACACTGCTAAGATTTCTAGCTATATTTGGGTTAGTGCTAACGGTACTACAGATAAAGATATTTTAGTTATTCAATCAGAAAAAGAATTAAAATTCTATGACGCTTTAGCAGATTCAATATCTGGTTCAGGGTATTTAGGATCGTTAACTCTTTCTAGTTTCCCTTCTAACACCATATTTTCTTTTTCCTCATTAGAACGAAGTTTAATAGTTGCAGGAGGTGTTCCTGACATTGCTATTATAACATATCAGCTTGGAACTTTTTCTGTAGAATATAAACGGATTCTAGTAAGAGATTTATGGGGTGTACAGGTTCAAGATCAACCTTTATACGAAACTGATCCAACATATAGAGCTAATTTAGGACTTCCAGATAGACATTATTATAATCTTCAAAATCAATCTTGGGGAATTCCTAGGAAAGATTCTGGTGGTACGCTAGTAGACCCTGTACAAAAGTACATGACAGATTTAGCATTAGTTCCTAGCTCTTCTGAATCTGTTTGGCCTGGATTACAATTTCAGCCAGTCACTGCTGGTGTAACATTTGAAAGAATGTATACTAACCTCTATACAGAAACTTTAGGTAGTAGAGAGTATTCGGCTAAAGGTTATTACATTATAGATGCTTTAGATAGAGGAGCATCGCGTACAACTGTATTCCTAAATAATAAAAGCAAGTTCACTACTGGACTTCTCTCTTCCATCACTCTTCCTGCTGATAAAACAGAAGGTGGAGCTAAGACTATTTGCAATTTTGCAGGACGTATTTGGTATTCTGGTTTTAATGGGGAAGTGTTCGATAAAGACTCACGTAGTCCTGATTTCTCCAATTTCTTATTCTTCTCACAACTTGTTAAGAATAAAGGAGATTTGATAAAATGCTACCAAGAAGGTGATCCTTCTTCGAGAGACAACCCAGATATTGTAGATACAGATGGTGGTTTTGTACGAATAGCTGGAGCTAAGAATATTCTAGGAATGGCTGTATTAGATAGTTCTTTGATTGTTATTGCTTCTAATGGTGTATGGTCTGTATCTGGAGGAGCTGATTATGGATTTACAGCTACGAATTATAAGATTAAGCAGCTTTCTATCTTCGGTGGTATTGCTCCTAAATCTATCGTATTGGAATCAGATAGAATATTCTTCTGGGCTTTAGATGGTATTTATGTAGTTGCCAAGAATCAAACTGGTGATCTAGTAGTCAACAATCTAACTCAGACAACTATACAGAAGCTGTACGAAACTATTCCTCAATCTTCTAAAGAAGAGGCTGTAGGCTCTTACGACCCTATTGCTAAAAAGATTAGATGGATTTACAAATCAGGTGTTAGATTCGATAGTTTAACTTCCGTAACTAAAGAGCTTGTACTAGATACCATTATTCAGGCTTTTTACCAGAATAATATAGGAAATCTTCCTATAAATACTATTCAAGTTGTAGGACTATTTCCGGGTAAACCTTATAACCGAGGTCGATCAGACTCCCCTGTATACGTAGGTACTGATCCTGTATATGCTGATGCATTCCAAGTTGTTACCAACGAAACTGTAAGAGATTCTGGTGTACAGTCTATGAGATATGTACTGCTACTTGCTAATGGTGGACAATCTTACATCACTTTTGGTTTATACAATAATTTTGAGTTTAGAGACTTCAAAGGTGTAGATGGTGTAGGTGTTGATGCTAAAGCCTATTTGCTTACTGGTCAACAGAATGCTGGAGACACTCCAGTAGCTAAGCAAGTGCCTTACTTGAATATGTTCTTTAGGCGTACTGAACAAGGCGTTACAGAAGAGCTTATTCCTAATAAACAGTCTAGCTGCCTAATGCGTATGCAATGGGATTTTGCTAATAGCATAGCTTCTAAGAAATGGTCTCCATTAGTTCAAGTATACAGATACAGACGTGCTCTGTATATTGAAGATGTTAATGATGATTATGATAATGGCTTTTCTATTATCTCTAGCAAGAACAAAGTTAGAGGTAGGGGAAAAACATTAGCGTTATATCTAGAGACTGAAGCTTTTAAAGATTGTCGTATCATAGGTTGGAGCATCTCTCTAAAAGGTAATTCTGATGTATAGAGTAGATTACTACGATGATGGTAATATAGTATTTAAATACGATCTAGTAGATAAGATTGCTATCATACATTGTGAAGTGAAGCAATGGAAACTCTCGGTGTTCAAGACAGCAATCCGAGAGTTTGCTAAGTTTATAGAAGAAATGCAAGCTGTAGGTGTTACAAGAATCATCACCTATACAAGACAACCTAAACTTGTTAAAGCTTTTGGTGGTAGAAAAATGGGAGATATTAATATGGATGGACTAAATTACGAGGTGTATGAATGCCTGTAGCAGCAGCCCTCCCTTATATCACTGCTGGCCTAAGTGTAGCTAGTTTTGTTCAGGGGGTAGATGATAGGAATAAAGCTAATGAAGCAGCTAATAGAGCTAGAGATGAACAGACTAAAATAGCTGGTGAACAGAAGGCTAGCAATGCTGCAGCAGCTATGGCAGAACGTAGACAGCAAGTAAGAGAAGAGCGTATCAAACGTGCTCGTGTATTACAAATGTCTAGCAATTCTGGAGTAGTAGGTAGCTCTGGTGAGCAAGGTGCTCTAGGTGTTCTAGATACTAACCTAGATGTCGGTATTGGTAGAAACTTAGGAAGTATTGCTACAGCAGAACGTACTGGACAATTTGCTCAGAATGCTGCTGACTTCATTGGAAGAGCTGACAACCTACGTAGTGATGCTCAATTCCAAGATCAAATATTTGGAATTTCTACAAGTATGTTCAGAGAAGCTGGAGGTACTAAGAGTATCTTTGGTAGCAGTGGTTCTACTGCTTCAACTCCTACTACTAATTGGTCTGGTGTAGATTACAACCAACGTGGTGATAATTAAGGAATAGAATGGTGGATTTTTTAGACGAGAGCTTTGGTGCTCAAACAGCTCCTGTAGAGCTTCATGAAATTGTTGGAACGCCTCTAGCTCCGTCCTTAATCCCTGCAGGGTCTATACGGAATAGGGCAGCTACTGCCTCTATGATGTCGGATGATCCTGTTGGCACTTATCAAGTGCTTATGAAGGATGGGCAGGAGAACAACCCTGCCTCCTTCGAGATGCAAAAAGAGAACGTAGATAAAGCAGCTTCCAAATTAGATATGGAAGGGCTTATGTCTATTCTAGGAGATAAGAACATCTCTATAGAAGATAAGAGGAAAGCAGCCGAAGGCTTGAAGTCTTCTAGGTATTTAAAAGATTCTTCTTCTCTTTTACATTCACAAAGTTTAGCTGCTGGGAGCAAAGGTGAAAATCAATATCAAGAAGCTGCTCGTATCTCTTCTGCTGATTCTATTCGTAAAATCTACGAATCTAGGAATGCAGTACAGGGTTTAGTTAATGCTTATGTAGCAAGCTTGGATAGTGAAGGGCAAGGGCTTAATGCCGCAGCCATGATTGGCATGCCTTTTGCCAATGCAATAAATGTATCGAAAGCTTCTGAAGGGATTGCTGCAGCACAAGGCAAGCCTTTAAGCTTTTGGGAAACATTAAAGAATTTAGCATCTTCAGGAAGTGCAACACAAAAGCTGAAAGACAGCTTGAACAACATTCCTGCAGATCAGAGAGTGCATGTTGCTAAGACAATTCTAGAAGGCATTAGCAAGTCTAATGGCATTCTATTTAGCAACGATAATCAATTTGCTCAAGCCGATTTGATTAAGAAGATATTTGAAGAAGGTGGATATTCTAGCGGAGAGAAGTGGATAGATAATCTCTCACCGATTTTAGATGCTGTAGGTATAGGGCAGATAGTACGTGGTACTAAAGCCGTTCCTAGAGCCTCTGGAGGGGCTTCTAAAGGCATAGATGAGATTGTTCATCCTGCTAAATGGGAGCTTGTAGACGATAGAGTTAACCCTCCTTACAAGAAGCTAGAAGATGGAATTAAACGAATAGAAATGAATTCTCCTATTCGTCTAGAGAATCCTGCAGCTCCTGCTAATGTTGTAGCTCAAGCTAATCCAGAAAAAGCTAGAGGTATTCACGAAGCAGTAGTAAAAGATCAATCAGGTGAAGTGGCTGGTGCTCTACATGGAGCATCTCGTGAGCAAGCAATTGTAAACGATATTATGCCACAAGCAGCCACAGAAACTGGAGCTGTTACAGCTAAGGTTGTGGACGTAGATAGGAATCTTCGTAAAGAGCTTGGTGTATCTCAAGAGGTTATAGACAATCTTACTGACACTGGAGCAATTACTTTTACGCAAGGTGAGAAGGCTCAAGCTAGAGCTTTAGTGGTTAATGATTTCAAAGCTGCTGAAGGCTTAGTTGCTAATGATGCTGAGACAGGTGTTTCGATTCTTGGTAATAGAGTTAAGGTGGATGTGTTATATGGCACTAGCGAGGGAGGTTTCCTCACCGCTACTGATGCAATAGAGCAAGCTAAATATGCTCTACGTAAGTATGGTATTAAGGATGAAGACATTACGCTGATGCGTAAAGATGGGCTGGATTATGTTCCTACTACTCTTGCTGAATCGCAAGGTGTGGAAGGGAGCTATAAGATTCGTGTCTCTACTTCTCATGAAATTACAAGTAACGATATTGAGGAGTTTGAACAACTCATCACTAAGCGTAACGTAACAGATAGCTTCTCAGCCACTATTACAGAGCGTAGCGGAAGCTTGGCTCGTAATCTTATGGATGCAGCTTCTATGCTTGATCCTAAGATCACTGGTGCTGCTTCTGTAGCTACAGATCACATCTCTAGATTTGAAAAGCTTCTGCTTACTAAGGTGGAAGATTTCACTAATAGGTTTGTTAAATTTCCTAAGGATAGACAAGAAGCAATTACTCGTTATCTGCAAGAAGCAAATGCTAATGGTATTAAGTTTGATCCTAATGCTTTAACGCTTAGATTCAATGCCGAAGAGATTGAAAGTATACGAGTGTTTAGAGATTTTTGGAACACTCATTACTACTTAGAAAATGCAGACGTAGTTAAGACATTGAATGCTAATGGCTTTCAAATGTTTAAGAATGCTAATACCGAATTGTATGCTAAGCCTATAGTCAAGAATACTAATATAGGATGGTTTTATGATCCTGCTATAGATGACGTAATCAGACATGGTAAAGGCGAAGCAGACATCTTGTATGCTGCTGGGGGCACTTACGCTAGGCTTCGTAGACCTATTGAAGTAAATGGTATAGAAGTGGAGCATATGATTGTTCGTAACACTCCTAACGAATATCTCAGAGGTTTTAGAGACAGCGATATGGTGTTGCCTTACAGAGAAGGCTATTTCCAAACTCAGTATAAGAAGAATGCTCAGTTCATTGATGAAGTGTCCACTCTCCCTAACGGAAGTAAGAAGATACGCACAATAGCTGTAGCCAAAGACACTGCTGAAGCACAACACTTTGCAGACAGTTTAGCCAGAAACACTGGAAAAGAATATGTAGTACGTGGGGACGTTAATGGAATGCGTAGAGGAACTAACGAGTGGTGGGATGTGAATTCTGCTTCTGGTCGTATTGCTCAACGTAGGCGTGGAAAGGTCTTAGAAGACGCTAGCGGCATGAATCACTTAGGTGATGGTAGTTATATCGTCAGCCCTGTAGAAAGCGCTGAGAGGGCTGCTAAGAGCATCTCAGGACGTATTGTTACACGTCCTATGCTAGAAGGTGCTAAAGCTAGATTCGTAAGACAATTTGATAATGTCATTCCAGCTAATGCTTATGGAGGTAAAACTTTCCCTAGCTCTGCCAATCAATTAGGCGGTAAAGGAAGATTTACAGATAAAGAACTTAGAGATGCTAGGTCTAATTTCGAATACATTAAGTATTTAGAGAATGGTTACATCAATAGTATGGATGAAACACTTAAGCAACTGCTTAACTTAACGGCTTCAATAGCTGGAAAGGCGAGCGTTAATGCTAAAGTGGGGGGTTCTGTATTATCTGCTGTTGAACGTGGAGCTTTGCAAATGTCAGATAAATCTCTGACAGGGGCATTAAAGAGTTCTGTATATACGACAACTATTGTCAGTAACGTTCTTCGTCAGTGGGTGGTACAGCCTCATCAGTTCTTGCGTACTATAGCTTATAATCCTACAGGATGGGCTTCAGGAAGCATCTTTGATTTAGTTGGTGGATATATCACTGGAGTAATGAATCCAGGTATGCGTCTATCTGCTAAGCATCAAGCTTTTAATGACTTCATTGAACGAAGCGGTTTAGTAGCTTCTGTTGATAAGAGCAATCTTATTCGTGGAACATTACTAGATGCTGCTGATAAGTCTAATAAAGTTATGACTACTCTTACCAAGTACACTACTGTACCTATGCGTAAGTATGGTTTTGACGCTGGTGAAAGCTTTAACATTGTTGGGCACGCTGCTGCTGTATACGATAGGAAACTTAGAGAAGGCGTAAACGTTCTTGATCCTTCTGTTAGAGATGCTATACATTCTGAAACAAGAGCTATTTCTGGTGAAATGAATTTTGCTGGAGATATGCCTTATAATCAAACTACTCCTGCTGTCTTGGTAAACTTCTTACAAGTTCCACATAAGATGGCTCTGCAATATTCCAATAGGCGTATTGATGGCATGGATAGGGTTAGAATGTTCTTAGCAGACAGTATATTGTGGGGAACGCCTACAGCAGCTATTATTGCTGCAGCTTTAGGTACAGACGTTCTTCCAGATGATAAGTTCTGGAGAGAAACATTAGTAGACGGATTGGAAAGCTCTTTACTCAACCATACGTTGTCTGTACTAGCAGGAAAAGATGTTAATCTAGATTTCTCTGCTATGGCTCCTTACGATATTACAGGATGGTCTAAGATATTTGGAGCTGTCTTCACTCAAGGCGGTATGATGCAAGCTGTTCTTAATAGCCCATCAGGACAGCTATTCTTGAAGGATGGTGGTAGACTTCCTAATGCTTTAGGTGCTGCAGCTAGGTATTTTGGTCTTAAAGATAGTCCAGACGATACTACGGAGACAGGATTAGCAGTTTTGAAAGAAACAGCTAAGATATTCTCTGGAGCTAGTAATATGTTCAAAGCTCAGATGATCTTGGAGACAGGGAAGATTTGGGATAAGAATGGATTGCTTATAGAGCAAGGGCTTACCAACTACGAAGCAGTTGCTCAGATGTTCGGTATCCCTACTAAGAAACCTAGAGAGCTATTCGAGCTTACGGATAAATGGAGAACAGAAGAGAAGAAGCACAGAGATACTGTCTTATCTGATTACAACTTAATGAAGCGTTATTTAACTGAACAGTTAGATGATGACAATACAAATCCAGAATGGGCTATTAAGATTAGCGGCATGGTTATGAAAGCCTATGCTAACGATCCTGTAGGCCAACGAATCATTCTTGGAGAGTTTGAAAAGGATATGATGGGACGAGATAATGCTTTATCTTCTGCTATTATGAAACGTATGCAACTTCCTACTATCGGATCATTACGAGACGATATAAGAAAAGCCCCTATTGCTGACGATCAGAAAGCTTTAGCGTTGTCTATTGTAGACGATTTCGAGAAGGCTATGAAAGACAATAAAGAAATGAAAGATAAATAATGGCAGATTTCAGTGTAAATGCCACAGACTTAGCCGCCCCTCAGGGGGCTGGCTCTACTGTCGTAACTCCTGTACAAGCAGCTAAAGAAACTTCTGCATTATCAGGAAGTGTTATTAACGAGATTGGAGATTATTTCGTTAAAGGGTTGCAAGCTCAGCGTAAGCAAGATTTGCTTGATAAGCAGAATGCTGTAGTTAATTCTTATGTAGATGCTGAGAACACTATCTCGTCTGGATTGCTACAAGGAAGTTTAACAGCAGCTATGGCTGGCGCTATGAGTAGAGCTAACTTCCGTAAACATGCTGCAGGTAATGCACAGTTTATTGATGAGCTTAATAAAGCTGCTGGTGCTCTTAAAGGTAATTCTGAAATAGGAGATGCTGAAGCAGAGATTAAAGCTGAGAGAGACAGGAAGTATGCTGATCTTTCACAAGCTGCTACAGCAGGATATGTAATCCCTCCTAACTCGTCTGAAGAACTTAAATCTTCTATTGTAGCTGCTCATAAGAGCACTATACGAGCTAAAGCAGATACTGATGCCTTATATCGCAAGCAAGATCAGGATATGCAGCTTGGTAGGTATAATGCTGAAGTAGCCAAACGAGAAGCTGAAGAAACAGCTTTCCAAACTACTAACATGCTTGCAGGTTCTCACCTAGAGAGTTTCCAATCTCTTAGTAAGGATTTACGAGCACAGGTTACTAGCGGTAAGATGAATCCTGAAGAAGCTGCTCACTATCTAACGTCTCAGTATAACAATATTAGTGCTGCTCTTTATGCAGGAGCTAGAACGAATCCTCAATACGCTACACATTTCAAGACAGTGTTTGACGATGCTTTCAAGCTTGGTCAACAAATGCTTGATCCTAAAGCTGATATAGCTAAACTTGAGAATGAATACAATCGTAGAGTGATGACATTGCAGCTTGCTGCTTCTAATGACCCTAAAGTATTCGGGGCTGTTGTTGCAAACAAAATGTTTGGTAACAATCCTGCCACTGCTTTAACAGTATCTAAAGAGTCTATACGCGCTTTGTCTCTCCTCTCAGGAGTGAACATAGGCAGTAAAGATTTTGTTCCTGCTGTAATAGGCGATCCTAATGCAGAAGAAGGTGTATTGAAAGTATTGAAAGGTGCTCTCTCCGATCTAAAAGGTGGGAAGATTGCAGAACCTGATCTAGTTAAAGCACAAGCTTCTAATTCAATTAACCAGATGCTTAAGCAAACTGGAGAGCTATTAGATAAAGGTGCTGATCCTAAGCAACTAAAAGGAATCGCAGCATTCTGTGCTTCTAGTGAATATGGGGAGTTTGCCAAGAATGGTACTCTCGATCCACAAGCATTAGGAGCTTGCCAAAAGACTTTTGAAATGTCTTATACTCCTGCTATCATTGATGGCGTACAAAAGAAATTAGAGAAAGTGCTTCCTAGAGGTTTAGCTGCTGGTGGTGGAGCTTCTTTAGTAGGTCGTAAAGAAGACGCTAAAGTTGCTGACACTGTGGATATTAAATTTACAGGGAGTGGTATTGTATTCGAACCGTTGAATAAGCAAGGACTTACAGGTTCTGAATATAGAGCTGCTGCTTTAGAGATTGAAAATCTGAAATCTGCTCAAGCTGGTATTAACCAATTAATACACATAGCTGCCCATATGGATGGAAGTACAGACTACCAAAAATATTGGGAAGAAAATAAACATCGCTGGATTCCTGGATATTTCTTAGAAGGACTAAAACCCGGAGATGTTATGAATGGTTATAGGTTTAATGGTGGAAGTGCTCGTAGCCCTTCTAATTACACTAAGGTTGATAATGCCAGTAAATGAGGATATGCCTCCTTGGGAGTTAGCTAATCAGGCTCATTCTGAATTGTATATGGCTAGATATAAAGCTACTACACAGGAAGGGCAGAATAAATTAGCTAACGCTGAATGGGGAGCTTTTGCTAGAGAAGCTACTGCTGAAAATCCAGCTTTAGCTGTTCCTATTGCAGTAGGTACTGTCGTACGTACAGCAGGGAAAGCAGCAGGAATCATCCAAGGAAGATCGGAAGGATCAGTAGATCAAATGGTCTCTGGTCTTAAAGGTGTAGCAGAAGGTTTAGTACAAAACATTGGAAAGATGTTGCCTTGGCAAAGGGCCGAGGAAGCCTTTAGAAACCCTCCAAGCTGGTTAGGTATTGACAAGCCTAAACAAAAGGCTCCTGAAGCTCCTGTGAAGCCTTTAAACACTGAAGCTGATATGATTAAAGCTGCTCAGTTCACTACGGCAGAACTAAAGGCTCAACATGCTGAGATTAGAAGCCCAGAGAGTATTAGAGAGCTTCTCACAGAAATCTCTAAAACAAAAGACCCTAAGATTAAGAAAATCTTAGAAGACACTCTCACAAAGCTGAAAGGAAAATGATGCCTCGTAAAGGCCAATTTAAAGCCAATGCTACAGCAGACAGTATTCGCCAACGAGAATATAACTCTAAAGCTTCTAGTAAGAAGGATAGAGCCTCTAGAAATGCTGCTCGTAGCGAAGCTATGAAAGCAGGAAAAGTGCGTAAGGGAGATGGGAAGGATATTGACCATAAAGATTCCAATCCTCGTAATAATAAGAAAAGCAATACGCAAGTTCTTTCAGCTAGTAAGAATAGAGCTATGAATCAATACGACTCTCGTCAAAGGAAGAAAAAATAATGGCTACCAATCCGTTTAAGCAAGGTTATCAAGAAGCTAAATCTGGTAAATCTGGAACTAAGAAACACGAAAAAGGTGAGAGTTCTAAATTTAAGAAGGTTGAAGCTAAAGGTGCTAAGCAAGCTAAAAAAGGTAAGAAGAAGTGAATGAAGCACTACAACGAGATCATAACGGAGAAGCAGTACAATCTCTTTATCCTGTATCAGCTACGAATGTAGCCCTCTCAGCTTCTAGTCAATTGATCGCGCTCCCTACAAGCACTAAATTCGTTAGAATGGCTTGTACAGGAAATGTATATGTAGAGTTTGGAACAGGCTCAGCAGTAGCTACAACCAGTTCTATTCTTTTCCCTGCTGGTGTAGAAATGTTTGCTCTTCCGCAAGATATAACACACGTAGCAGTTCTTCAAGTAGGAGCTTCTTCGGGAGTGTTCTCAGTTAATAGGATGAAATAATAAATGGCAAATACGCTATATGACAAAGGGAGAGAAGCTTTCTTATCTGGAGGCATCTCTTGGAGCGGAGATACTATTAAAGCTGTATTGGTAGATACTGGTACATATACGTTCTCTCAGGCTCATCAATACTTATCGTCTCTAAGTGGTACTGTTGGTACAGCAGCTACGCTAGGAACTAAGACAGTTACATCAGGTGTAGCAGATGCTGCTGACGTAACGTATACAGCAGTATCAGGGGCTTCTTGTGAAGCAATTGTGATTTATAAAGATACAGGCGTAGCAGGCACTAGCCCTCTAATTGCTTATATCGACACTGCTACTAATCTTCCAGTAACTCCTAATGGTGGTGATATTTCAATCACTTGGGATAATGGTACTAATAAAATCTTTAAGCTTTAATTATGTTTGAATATATTAAGAAACTTTTCTCTAAAGCTCCTGAAAAAGAACTTTCTTTCGAAGAAAAGATTAAACAATTGCAAGATAAACGTGACGCTCTTCTACAAGAGCAATTAGAATTACACAAGAAAGAAGGAAAATAATGGCACTCACTGCACCACAACTCACTGCTCTCAAAACCGCAATTAATAACAACCCCACGTGGGCTGCTTATCCCATGACTGGGGATGGCTATTTTGATCTTGCAGTTCAACTTAATAAAGAAGCAGCTCCTACCTTTTGGGTTTGGTCTACTAATGTAAACGTTAATCTACTTCGTGCTGCTATTGTCTGGGCTAACTTGACCCCTGCTGATGTACCTGATGGTACACAGGCATGGGCTAATCGTTCTCTCCAATGCCAAGGTAAACAGTTTAATCTTCAGAATATCGTACCATTTACTGGCACGTTAGATGCATCGGATGCTAATCTCCGTAATGGTTTGCAGGATGCTTTGCAAAGTGTTCGCTCTGGTGTAGGTGGTGCTTCTCAAGATGCAGGTTGGACGGCTGTTCGTAATACGCTTGCACGTAAAGCTAAGTATATTGAAAAGATTCTGGCAGACACTGCTGTTGGAGATGGTAGTACACGGGCATTATCTGCTATTTTAGTTTTTGAAGGTTCAATTTCAGATGCTGATGTAATGGCAGCAAGGATTAGTTAATGGCAACAATACTTACACAAACGTATTCAGCGAATACAGCAATTACCTTTGATCTTTCTAGTTTGGGTACGTCCTCTACTTTTGTGGCTGGACGTGAGTCTACCCAAATAGATAATACGTCAACCATGTACGATGATTGTCTAGTGAACGTTAAAGGAATTACTGGTCATGCTTCAACTGCACCAACTGTAGGTCAATATATCGGTCTGTGGGTGTGGGGTGCTGACACCTCATTGGCTACAACTGCTATAGATGTACTTGACGGTACAGATAGTGCAGAAACGTTAAGTCATGTTTCAGTATTGAATAGTCTACGTTTTGCTGCTGCTCCTACAGTAACTGTGGCAACTGCTGCACTTGTTTATTACATCCAACCGTTTAGCGTGGCACAGTTGTTTGGTGGCATCATGCCCAAGTTTTGGGGGCTGTATGTTGCCCACAATCATACTGGCTCATTGGGTGCTTCAAATAGTGGATTGTTCAGCTTTAACGGGATAACTTACACGGCTACTTAATATGGCGAAGCTTACACTTCGCACGCCGTGGACCCGCCAGCCGCAGAGGCCCGTTGAGATAGACCAAAAATGGCTATCTCTAGGGCTTGTTACCTTACTTGACGCTAATGGTAGGAATTTAGTACGAGGCGGGATTTCTGGCGTTGATGTTGGCTCTTTTAGCCCAAGAGCGACAAATAAAGGCATCGGTCAATCAAATGGTGGGGCAGCCTATAAGACCATCTCAGGGAATTTTGGCGATCTAATCGCGCCAACCAATACAAGTTTTACAGTCGTTGGCGTTTTTGCGCCGAATGCGACGGGGCTAACCAACACTTATCTTGCACAGCATTCATCGGGTGGGTCATCGCAAGCTGCAATTATTTATGGTTACACGGCAAACTCCATAGAGTTTTACGCACCATCATTTACTGGGTCCGATCCTAGAACCGGAAGCAGTCTGGTTGTTTCGGACACATCGGCCCATGCCTTTTGCTATTCGTATGATGGTGTAACGTGGTCCGGTTCGTTAGACGGGAACACGGTATTTTCGACCGCAAGGACATTCAACCTAAATGCGCTGCGTACCAGCGCGACGATGTATGCGGCAAATGGTGGCGCGGGTTTAACAAACTCCTCGATTTTGCTGTGGGCGGTGTTCAAAAATGGGATACCGCTTGCGCTTCAAAGAAGTCTAACCGCCAATCCTTGGCAACTATTTTCCCCACTTTCCCGCACGATATGGGCGCCAGCGGCTGCGGGTGGTGGTTCTTCAACTCTGCTTCCTTCAGGGATACCTAGCGACGAAGCATTTGGTAGTCATCTAATCTCAATGGGATTAGTAGGATTATCTCCTACTTCTATTGCTAGTGCTGAGGCATTTGGTAGTCATACGCTATCATCAATAGTTGCTCTAGCTCCTGCAGGAATAGCTTCTGCTGAAGCGTTTGGAACTCATGTAATAACTGTCGGTAACGTTACCATCTCTCCTTCTGGAATATCTTCAGGAGAAGTATTTGGTAGTCACATCATCAGTCAAGCAGGAGGTTCTCAAACTGTCCTTGTAAATGGAATACCTAGTGATGAAGCTTTTGGTACAGCGTTAATAAATGCTGGAACCATTATAGTTACGCCTACAGGTATTGCTTCTCAAGAAGGGTTTGGTACAGCCTCTTTCTTAACTGGAACAGTAGTTATATTTCCTTCTGGAATACCATCTGGTGAAGTGTTTGGAATTCCTGCCTTAGTTGGTGGAGAGCCTTCTACAGCTACAACTGTGTTTTACGTAAGAGGATTTTCTTCTTATGGACAACGTAGAAATAGTTAAACAATAAAAAACCCCTTAAACAGTTTAGCCTATTAAAGCTATTCCATTTAAGGGGTTTATTTTCGTCTATACTTTAACTACCGCAGGTGCCACCACCTGTTAGGTCACAAATATCTACAATCTCATCGTAGACAGTATCTTTATGCTTAATAGCTTCAGAATATGGGACAGATGTTAAAGGTTGGCCTCCTCGACTACCATCTGGATAACACGTAAATCCCCTGAGTCGTCCAGCGTATTTTGCAAGGACGCTAGCAAACTCTCCCACTTTTGATTCGTTATTAGATTCACTCCCCCATTGTTCGAGATTAATGGTAGAACTGATTGACATATCAACGAAATCCTGAATATCGGCTTGGAATTTGATTCTTTGCTCGTATTTTCCACTTAAGTCTATTGCACTTTCTATATTATCTGGATTGACATCGTATTGCTGGATTAAGCTTTGAGCTGTTCCGTCAACGACGTATTTGTATTTCCACTTAGTTCCCTCAGTAAGGAAGCGTCTTTTGTATGCCACAGCGAATAGAGGTTCTATACCTGTGGTTGTCAGTTTGTTATCGTATAAGCTCTTTATCTTATACTTCTGCATATTTCTATGCAGCTCAGACTATATCTTCACCCTAATTAATAGGGGTTGGGCGCTCGTGTCAGGATTATTGAGTTAGCTTCTCACCTGTTAGTCGTTGCACCTTCGTACTTACTTTATGCTATTCAGTACGCTTGGCTCAGGATTGCCATGTCTATTTACTAGTAACTTACACCAATAAAGAAGTTCATCCATAGAATAATTATTCTTTAAACGGTTTACTTCTTTATGAACCCACCATACATTCCCATCTTCATAACCACAATCTGATTTGATACGATCTACAGAAGCAGTTATTACGTCCCAATTTACATTGTTATTCTTTAATGATCTATTTAAAACTAGATCAACACCTGTAAGAGCACATTTACCTTTTTGTCTCTCGTACAGCCTCCAGAGATATTCTGGAGATAGGTTAAACAATATATTCCTACGTATAGCGTTATTACGTATCGTAAGATAATGAGTTCCAGATAAGTCTCCGAAACCTTTATACATTATTGGTGGTGGATGGTTTATAGCAGTTTTCTTAGCAGAGCAAGATTTACAAGAAGTAGTTCTTCCAGATAGAAGGTTCCTTTCTTCTTTAAAATCAATAGTTCCACATTTGCAAATTACATGTAGGAGTTTTCTATTATCGTTGTTGACTTTTGTTTCATTGTCAAACAACTTATAATCTCCGAACGAATTATTCATAATATCCTTAGTTAGGTTGTATTCCTATCTATCTGGATTACTAATCGAATTCGACAATATCTTTAGGTTTTCCCTGAATTCACCCAATTTATTTTAAGCAGATTACTCTGCAGAGCAGGCTACTACATAACCTGCAAGAATACCAATACTACCAGTTGGAGCTATTGCTCTATATGCAACCGGGCGACTAATATAGAACCGATCACAGTGCTCATTTGCAGCTTTTTCTGAGTCATTCTTGTATACCTTTAACCATTCAATAAGTTCCGGATTAACTTCGTAAGGGAGCTGTCTCTGTAATAGCCATTCATGTATACCCATAAGTCCGAGACCCAAGCGTCGATTCTTTTCTCGAACCTTGTAAACTTTCTCGTAGGGGAGATCAGCCCGAAGAGTGCCACAAACAAGGAACTTACTGCCAAGTTGCACCACTGAACGAAACTCATCAATACTTCGAATATTACCGAGATTAGCAGAGCCAAGATTACAAACATCTGAATCATCCTCAGAGGTAACTTCAGTACAAGCATTCCGTAACGTTTCATTCTGCTTTGCTCCAAAATTAAAGGAGAAGCCGGGTTCGCCCGTTTCCATTGCTTGTCTAACATTTCTCTTAAATATGTCATTGTTTTCTAATCCATTAATTAAAGAAGCATCATCGTAATTGACGCTGATATTAGTCATATCCAATGGAGCAGGGAAGTTGAAATCTAGAAGCTTCTGCTCCTTGATTAAATCACTCCAGTTTTTGCTCTTAAGAAAACTAATAATATCTTCGTGTTGCCAATTAAGAGATGCGTATATAGCAGATCGTCTGCTTCCTCCTTGCATAACATTACGCCCAATTTCATTAATAGCGTACATAAGTGGGAGTGGCCCCGAGGAAGTTCCTCCAGTTCTGCTAAGAGCTTTTCCTGCTGGTCGTAATCGTGAATAATCAATTCCAATCCCTCCACCAGTCATCAAGCAAGACATTGCTCTCCATGTAACAGCGCTCCATTCTTCTCTAGTGTCTTCTTCAGCTCGTAACAAATAGCAATTATTATATGCTTTATTAGGCCGACCAGCGTAATACAAATATCGTCCACCAGGAATAAATTTAAATTCCTTAATGTATTGTACTAGCTGCTTACGATCTTCTGTAGACATTAAAACAGGAAGTGTTCCCCAGCGACTTCCACATACATCTTCTACGATACGTTCTGCTAGTTTAGCCCAGGTGTCTCCAGGACCTTGAGCATATTTATATCTAAAGATGTCTTCACCAAAAGATGTCTTAAATTCTGATTTATTCAAATATTCCCCCATTGTTCTGCCATAGCGTTTGCTATGCCTTGATATGTTCTACTACGATTCTTCCAACGATCTGGGCTAGGACCCATCTTATGCACTTTAGCTTCTCTTCCTTCTACTACGTTCGTAGGAACAAGCTTAGGAAGGTTCTTAAGCCACAAGCATGTTGCTTTGGTCTCTCCATGTCCAAACATCCAAGGCTGGATAATCTGGTCTGGTTTACGTATCCTGCTGCTAATTATTGATATTGGATTTTCCAAAGCTATTTTATCAATAGGAGCAGCAAGTAACATACGTACAAAGTCTAGAGCTTCTACTTGTTCTTCTTTCTTTTCTTTAAACCACCTAGCCCCACTTACAGCTAGATGAGTACAGGGAGGGTGAGCTATTAGCAAGTCCCACTTCTTATCTAAGATGTTTCGTACATCTCCTTGATAATGAAACTGATTCCCTGTGATTTCACTTTCTAGAAAATCACAAGAAATAGCCATATGGCCTTTAAGTCTAAAAGCTTGACTTACTACTCCGCTGTACTCACAAGCTACTAATACTCTCAACGATCATCTCCGCTACCTTGTAGCGTTCCTTTAGCTACTCTGCTAGACAACTTGTTATAGTTGCCGTCAATAATATCTTGTAGAGTCCAGCCATTATCAAAAGCAATAACTGCTACACTCCACATAATATCTCCAAGCTCTTTCTTGACATTCATATCAAAATCAGGCTTTCTACCATCTCGTCTAGCTTTAGCCATGAGGGAGAAAAGCTCTCCCACTTCTCCTACTAGATTCTCTTTAGCATATTGCTCATCTGCACTCTCCATACGGATAGAGAGGCAGAATGATTGATATTCGTTAGCGTTCATTAGCTATATTTCTTATTCAGATATTTAAGAGAGACAGGCATCAGATCAAAGCTTCCATTATCTACTTCATGTAGCATTAGAATTCCTCTCCAATGGTTATTTCCTTGAGGACCGAGATAGTCTTCGTTATGCTCATAGCAACTACCAGCAATAATAGAAGTGAGACGAGTGCCATCAGCTCGATTAGCTGTAGCAATCTGTAACCCTTGCTGATGACCAGCAATACAGCTCATATGTTGCTTATTCATCTGAGCGTTAGCTGTAGTGCTAGGACGCCCTGCTAAACCTGTTACGAAATAGTGACAGAAAGCAATACCGTCAATAGTGACAGTTTCTAGGAAAGGAACTACTTCGTCCCAGAAATCGTTATACTTCAGATCATCTACAGAAATAAGCCCTTCAAGCTTAGGATCATTGTTAATCGCTTTATTAATTCGATTCTCGTGGTTCCCGAGCAGCATGGTACAATAAGGTTGATATGTCTTCTTCTTATTACGAATCTGTTGAGCAGCATACTCATAGAGAGGAGTAAACAAGGCTACTTGCGCATCAATTGCTGCATCAATATCCTTAGTATATCTACGTCCTTCAAAAGACTTCTTACCTACGTCGTAAGAACTGAGACTTTCCATATCAGTAAAATCACCAAGACATACAACCATATCTGGCTTTTTGTCTACAATGTATTTTCCTATATTTGTAAGGAAAGTGAAATCATTTCCAGATTTTGCCTGAACATCAGGGATAACGAGAATTTTAGTCATTATTTAGTTCTCCATTCACATTTAGTAATTTCTATCTTTTCTACTTCGCACAGAACTTGTTCAGAATAATTTATATAATAGTCAGAATAATAAGAACCTGTTCTATTAAGATGTAATTCATAAAAACGACCAGTCTTTATATGTTTATATACGAACCAACAGTATTCATATTTACCTTCAGAAACCCAATCTCCTGAGTCTTCTAATATCAAATATTCGTTCCCATCATTCATATACAAATCTTCAACTTCTTCACTAGATAAAGAAATTTCTTTCATATCTTCAATCATTTAATAATGCCTTTATTGAAATAGGAAATAATTTCTTAATTTCCTCATGAATTAAATTTGCTACAACACGAGATTCAGCTTGTGTATGGGGATCAAGCCGTAATCGCAGCATATCTGCATACGCTCCCAATGTCCCACTCCAATACCATTCGGTCATCATGCTCTGTGGAAGAAATGCTCTAGCCACTTCAGGAGCCATACCTGCTTTAATAGCAGCAGTATAATAGCTTAACATATTCTCTGTATGAACTTCTCCAGAGATTCTCCAGTTATTGTTCATCAACTCATCACTGCTGCCTTGCTTTACATTCTCAGCACGTTTACGTAGTTGTGGGATATAAAACTCAGGCTCTTCATCCACATATCTCCTACTCACTTCATTCCAAGGCATGAACTTATGTTTTACAAGTTGCCTTGAAACGAAGATTGGAGCTTTTATTTTGAAGGTTAAGAACGTATGGTTGAAAGGAGAGAAATGTTTGTGCTTAGCAAGATAATTGATAAGCTTCTCGTCTCCTAGAGACATCTCCTTGCTTTCTTTATGGAAGCTAACCCTAGCAGCATTAACTACGCTAAGATCATTTCCCATATGGTTTACGTAATCAACTGTGATTTCAGAAATCTTCATATTGCTCTTTGAAGGCTTTAATCAACTCCTGATGCATATGTTCGTAGCAATCTGGAATATTAAGCACTGTGGATTTATTAATGATTTCTACATCGTTATCGTATTTGTTTACGATGTATTTGTAGTTATCGTTATTGACAAACACTAATTCATCAGCCCAAGCAATTAGCATTGGAGTTAGAGGCACTAAAGCATCTGGATAACTCCCGGCAGTTCTAGTGTTATGTTTATGAGCATATAGTCTAGCTCCTGTAGCACTACGTAAGATTCCCATGCTACAAACAAACACTACTTTCTTATCCTTTCCTTGATACGGATTCTTTACAACACCATCCTTACATTCTCTAATTTTAGCACTTAGAGATTGAGGGTCTAGATGACCTTCATGTAGATGCATTTTCTTGCTCCATTTCAATTTGTAATAGTTTATGCCGATTAGTATGAACTCTTCGTTTATAATAACCGATATTAGAATTAAATCCGTTCCAACCGTTTAAGTGGTACTGTGTTTCAATCAAATGTGCTTCTATTTGATTAGATGAACTGAACACAACTTGAAAGTTAGAAGTATCTTTACCTGATCTTTTATGTTGATTTATTCTATGACGTACATTGTTTGTGTAACCACAGTAATGTTCAGCAGGTAGGGTATAAACGTAGAATAGATTATCTTTCCACAGATCGCGTTCAGATTGGTTCCTATTTAAAGTACACTCTTTACATTCCTTACGAAAACCTTCGTAGTAACCTCCACTATTTCTGTGCTTTGTTCGTGTTTTGTAGAAACTCTCTTGTGGTAAAGCTCTAGAACAAATTTTACAACTTGGCATTCTGAATATTTTCTAACTCAACTTGTAGCATCGCCAAGCTACGCCAAGCAACTTTAGCTGAGTGTCTAATACCGTCTGAGTCTACTGTTCCTCTATCAATTAGATGCCTAGCAATACAATCAGCATGATCCATGCTCTTAGTTTTATCCCAATGTAAGGGCTGACCAGGGTTGTGCTGGTCATTCCCTGCTTTAGAGGTTTTAGCTACTTCTATCAAGGCTAATGGGAAATAATCCATAACACCTGTAGCAATAGGAATAGCTTTACGCTCTGCTGAATTATCACTGAGTAGCAAGTTTAAATCCTCGTAGATTCATATTCTTTTTAAACTCTTCCTGTACTTCTGCTTTCTCATCGTTAGGCACTTCTTTGAAATATCCTAGAATAAGGCCAGCAGCTTTAGGAGTGATAAGCTTATTTTTGGAATGGTCTTCGGCAATATTAGCCAACACCACAGCCCTATTACGATTACGTAGGATACGGTCTGTAATATCGTTAAACAATTCAAAACCTTTAAATGTCTTCTTAATTTCGTTCATTTATTCTTTCTTTGTATATTTTCTTGCTTACTAACTACTCGGTGACACGGCTTACATAATACCTCTAAGCCCTCCTTTTCACAGAACAATCTATCCACTACACCATCCCAACTATCAAATCCAGTAACAGGAATCACTGGTTTGATATGATTTACTTCAACGAGCTTAGCTGGGAACGTATCAAGACAAGCTGCGCATCTATAGAACTTAGCAAGTCTTCCAGACGCGGGGTTAACTCTCTGTCCAACGCAAGCTTCGTTAAGAACACGATATTTAGGAGGCCATCTCTGACTAGCGCTTCTGAGGCCGCCTTTGACGAAAGAGAAATATCTCGATTCTGACCATTCACCGTTATTCCTTGTTTTTATTGTCAATTGGAAATTCCCATAGCTTAGGAGAGCCGTCCTCGTTAAGCTCTCTTGTCATCCACAACAGTCTTCCTTGCTCAAGAAGCTCCTCTTCTGCATTAGGCCCATACACCCCTCTATAAGCCTCTAGGACACGTTTAAAAGCTTCCTCAATACTATCGGAGCCTTCTAATATATTAAAGGCTTTAACAGCCCCAAATTTAGGAAGGCCAGGGACAGTATCTACTGGATCACCGGTGATGCATTGTGCATAGAAGAATAAACTCCCGGTGCCTGACAGCTTTTTCCCATCCTCTGACAAGCGCAAGCTTCCCAAGGGGTCAACCAGCACTGGTCCGAAGGAAGGCTGATTGCCGAGTTCCCACGAGTAAATCCATCCGGGGACTTGTCTAAGGTCTTTGTCTCTTGTGCAGATGATAGCTGTTCCACCCATCCGGGTTTGTTCAATGGCCATAAGGTCATCTGCTTCCATTCCTTCTGATATTCTTGTGTCATATTGAGCTTTAACATATGCCTTGAGATTGTAATAATGCCAAGGTTTATTGCTAGGACGTTCTTTGTATGGTGTACGTTTAGCTATTTTATATCTGAAGTTTTCCTTTCCAGAGATATACAATGTAGGAGGCTGGGATGCCTCCACCATTGCACAGATATTAGCTATACGCTCATCAATTAGTTCTCTAGCATAATCAAAGGGAGGAGTTCCTTCTGATTGCCAGCCTGCTTCAGCAGCAAAACCTGCTTCATAGAACAAAACATCGCTATCGACCAGAGGTTTCATTAATATGGATTGTCGTCTGCTGCATCTGCTTCAGCAGCAGGAGCAGGGGCTGGCTTCTCTTCAGCCTTAGGAGCTGGTTTATCTCCTAACAACTTGCTAAGAGCACTGCCATTGTAATTCAGATTAGCAATAATCTTATCTTTGACAAACTTAGGAAGCTTATTGAACACTTCCAAGTTAGGAGCATCCAGATCGAATGTCACTGCTGGATTAATGAGAGGAGGGCACTTCTCAGCTTCCTTAGCTCGCATTGGATTTACAGCACCAACATTATCGTAAACCTTATCACCTACTTTGTTATTAACAATAGTGACGTTAACAGGATTCCCGACAGCTCTAGCGAAATCTCCATCATACACACCATTAGGGTCAAAAGCATTATAACGCTGAGTGCTTTTGGCTTTGTCAGCGAATAGGCCATAGAACGGAAGAATCTCATTAATCCAGCGAGGCTTGTCTTCAATATCGTTCCCTTTCTCATCCTTCATAAAGGTGTCTACGAGTTCATAGGTGAGCATAATCTCCTGAACAGGAGCCTTAGCTTGTCCCTTGAATTCTCGTTGAGCCTGCAAGCCTAGATCAATAAGCTGTACAAGACGTGCAGGATATGTTGCTGGCTCTAAATTATCTTGTTTAGTAAATTGCTTCTCACCACCAGCTTTATTAGCATTTAGTCCCATGATTATTCCTCTGCAATAGTGTTAACAGAAATCTTAATAAATTGTACATTAGCCATAGGGTAGATGTATTGTGTATCGTCAGTTTGCTGAACTACGAAGTAGGGGCCATTAATCGAATAGCCTTTAATATCTGCATGGCCTTTTACTTTACCATCTTGAAACTCAACGATGATAAATTGCTCTTTAGTGATGACAGGGGTTGCTGCATCGTTACTTACTACGCTCAAAGTTTTCTTCATATTTCCTTAATGAATTTCATACCAATTTTTGCCTATAGCACCTTGTCCTAAATGTGGACATAAGATGTTATAGAATTTTCCAGCCCAGGCAATCGAATCTTCACTCTCCTTCTTCACAATATGTGCAATATCTTCGTCACACTCTACAGTGAATTCGTCGTGATACCAACAAACAGTTCCATACTCTTTTCCGTATGTATATCCTAAGACTTCCATACGCTTGTGAAATCTGTTATAGGCTGCTGCCATCATTATGGCCTCATCCGATTGCAATAAATATACTAACAGCATATGTTCAGAAGGCACTACAATAGGTCTTCCATCCAATCCTGTTATCTTTCCATCGTAATATTCCATACGATTGTATTGCTTGTTAAATCGCTTCTTAGCTGTTTCCTTCCATTCTTTAGTGAGCCTTTCCATAAGCTCTTCTAAACCATCAAGACCCTTGTAAAGCTTGCTTCTTAATTCGGCACCACTACCTGCTGGCTTCTTTGCTGTCTTAGCCAGTTTAGGATCGCCACCTCCGAATAGTAGACAATACATTACGCTCTTAGCTGTATCTCTACTGTCAAGCTCACCAATCTTCATTGTCATTGAGTGATTGTCAGTGCCCTTCTTCTTATCTCCAGACACCATAGCATCTATGTAAGCTTTTCCTCCCATTCGGGCAGCAAGCATACGAAGCTGACAACCATCACTATCTGTTCCTACTAAGACCTTGCCTTTAGCGGAAGTAAATATTGCCCTAATCTGTTTACCATAGAAGCTCCCCGCTCTAGGGATATTAACGATGTTTCTGTGCGTGGCTCTTCCTGTAACCGCAAGAGTATTAACGACAGATGCGATTCGTCCATCCGGTCTAATAAGTTTCTCAAGACCTTCAACTGAGCTTCTTCTGTGTCTGCATTGCACTCGCTTAGCAACAAGTTTTCCAATTTTACCCTCAATGCCTTCGAAAGGATCGTCTTTCGAGAGCTTAGGGCTTGTTCGTTGTCCGTCATCATTTGTATTCCATTCTAATGGTTCCCATCCAGATGCTAATAGAAAATCTTTAGTTTCTTCATTACTATTTAAGTCAGTAACCCTAAAATGGATACGGCTAAAACAGCCAACGATGGGCCTATCGTCAGGATTAAGACCACCACTAGCACACCACCGTAAACTACTCTCTGAGTAAGCCCCACTTTTGAGGAATGGTTTCTTGACATAGAACTCTTCACCTTTTTTAGTTTCATCTACCTCCAATATCATTGGGAGTTTAGGAACAATCACTCGATCTATCCTGTCCATCCACTTAGTAAGCTGACGGATACAGAATGCTATTCTCTCTTTATCTACAAGCCAACCATAAGCTTCTTGCTTATGTAGATTCTCAAATAGTTTGAAAGACAATAGGAAAGCATTCTTCCAGTTGTCTCCTTTAGCTTCTTTTAGTAATTCATAATAGACAAGCTCTAGAATCTCTACATCCTCTGAACAACGATGTAGCATATCCTCAGAGAATTGCATCCAATCATTATGTTCAGGCTTACCACGTCCCACTCTGTAACCCCATGCCTCTATACTGTGAGGTCCACATTTCTTATTAGGGCAATTGAATGGAACAATACGCTTAGGATTAAGAAGTCTAGACATCACTAACGTGTCTACTTTCTTCCCCTTATATTCGTAGTTGAATAATTTCTTTAGTAAAGGGAGATCGTAGCCAAGCTCATTGTGCATAATAAGCACATCTACTGTATCTAGAAAATCCAACATCTCTTTCATTTGATGTGGTCTAAACTTAACTACTTCTTTAGTGTTTAAGTCTTTGAAGACGCCACACCAAGCTGTAGTTACAGTATCCAAGAATCCATTAGCTTCTAAATCTCCGAATACTATTTTCATTTGTAGCTTAAAGAAGTCCTAATCTGATCTAGAGATACCAAACATCTATCGTAAGTTGGCATAAGATTCTCAGGACAACAGTTTAAATAGCGTCGATCTATAGGCTGTCCAGCTTCAAAAGGATACCTGATAGACGAGAAGTGAACATGTCCATGAAGATTCACCTTACCTCTAAGTTCTTCAGGATGTATAGGAGCATGACTCAACCAAAACTCTTTATATTTAAGAAGACCGTACACTTCTTTAAAATATTTGAGATATACGTTGGTATTTAGTTGATCGTGATTTCCACGAATAAGATACTTAGTTCCAGGCAATTCAGCAAAATCCTCTATTGTTTCCATAGTGAATGCCGCATCACCTAATACATATACAATATCTTTCTTATGTACCAGTTCTTTCCAATCATCTTTGATTGTTGAACGATTATGTTGCTCGTCTTTAATACCTAGAGCTTCTCTAAACTTTCCGATTCCTTCGTGACCGAAATGTAAATCACTACAAAACCATACGTTACTCACGATAGATTTCCTTTAGTTCATTTCTGAACCTTTGTATCACTTGATGTATTTGGGAATATGAAGAGGGCAAGATGTTGCTAATATCTTTAGCTGAATATTCTTGAGTGAAGAAGAGCGTAAGTATTTCTTTCTGAACTACTGGACGCTTATCAATCATTTCATAAATCTCAGCCATCACCCTAGTTGGGTAGATATATTCTACAGCTTGGTCTTCTTCTTCTTCGTATTCAACTGTAGAATATCCTTTTTGTGTATTCTTAAACTCTTTAAGAACATTGTTAAGAATTGTATGGAACCATCTGTCTATATTAGTTCCATCAAAACTCTTTTGATATTTAATAGCTCGGGCATAAGCTTCTTGTACAACATCTTCAGCATCTTCTGGAGTTCCTGCCCTAAACCCCATCTTCTTAACAAGCTTACGCCTATTCTCAATGAAGTGTTGTTCAATTATGGGAATGTACATTATAAGCAAATTCTTTATGGTTATTTTCTCTAGCTTTATCTGCTACCTGTTTTGCTTTTTCAAGGGTACTAAAACTACCAAAACTTTTTCTAACACCGTTTACATGCATAGCTACAGAATAAGAAGAGGTCTTTTTGTTATAATGCACATTTTTAACACCGGAGATGTTGTTACTGGATACTTTAGAGTTGCGTCTATTACCTGCTCTAGAAGTTTTTCGTAAATTAATTCTTCTGTTGTCTGACACATCCCCATTGATATGATCAACTACATTAGGAAAGAACCCATCCTCTAAAAGAAAAACTAACCTGTGTAAATAGTAGGATTTCCCATCTATATTCACTTTTTTATAACCTTGATCTTGTGTATTATTACATACAGACCCTGCTGAAACCCTTCCTTTATTTATTTTCCATGTAAATAAACCTGTATTAGGGTCATAGCTTAGCAAACTTTCTAAATATTTTTTATCCATTAGTGCCTTTCAAGAAATATCTTCTATCGTCTTTCTTATAGTTATTCGACTAAATCTCATTAAAAAGTCCTGTAGCCTTATCCCAATACAACCCAAATCTACCAGTTTCTCCGAATTCTCTATCCTCTAATAAGATAAGAGTACGCAGATTACGTTCTTCTATTGATAGTGACGGGTCTCTATTTCCTTGCAAACCAAGCATGAGATTACACGATCTAGCCATTGCTCTAGACCCTGCAAACTGACTGCTAAGAACCTCACCACCTCGTTCATGAGGAGGACCACTTTCAGGGTTCCTAAGGTGACAGAATATAAAAATAACGACATTAAGATCGAGAGCCATAGCAGCAAGCTCTTGGGCAATTTCCTGAAGTTTCGTATTAGCATCTGCTGCATTCATTCCATTCGTAAAATTGGTAATTGGATCAATGATGATAGCCTGACACCCTTCTAAGGCAGCTTGTCTAATGTCTCCTTTAAGCGTATTAAAATCAACATGCTGATACAAATTGAGCATGTAAAGATTACCGTGGAGAATAGCACCAGCTCTGTCGTAGGCTTCTTCATCAAAAGGCTTATTAGGATCATGGAAAAACTTCCCAACCAATTTGCCAGCAACAAGTTTATATGTCTTGTTATTTGATTCTTCAGGTTTAACAAGGAACACCTTCCATTTATGTTCTTGAATGAAATGGGCAGCAAGGGTGTTAACAACTTCACTCTTCCCTTGTTTCTGTCCTGCTCCAATATAGATAGTTTCACCTAAGCGAATGCCTCTAGTAGCCTCTGTAATGTGCTTCCAAGGCCATGAATATCCGTAGACAGGGGGTACCTTAGCTTTCTCATGCAAATCGTCTCCAGACACTAGCCTAGTGTTTTTAGGCTTCTCTGCATTAAACTGACAAGCATTATAACAAGCCTTACTACGTCCTTGAATAAGACATTCATTAGCATCTTTAGCTGGAAGAATTGCCACCTTAGCATCTGGGACAATCCTAATCACTTCTTCTACAGCTTTACGACCAGGAACATCCATATCAAATACAAGGATGATTTCCTTAAATACTTGACGTATTTCCTTTATACATCCACCTATTTGCTTAGCTGCTCCAGATGCCCCATTAGTTAATGAAACAATAGCTGGAGACATGTCAGCGTATGGGGTGCCTTTGTTATGATCTTTAAAGATTTGATATAAAGCTACAGCATCAAGCTCTCCTTCTGTGATGAATAATTTCTTACCACCAGCAGCAATAGCTTGATTCCATCCGAATAGATCAACTCCTTTAATATCTCCAATGCTCCACATACGCTTATCTTCAATCAAGCGTACCTTATATCCTGAGAGAATATCTCCCTTGTAATAGGGATAGTAATGGCTTACAGGTGTTTCGCCATCTGTCTCAGATTTTCCAATTCTAATTCCAAAATATTCAAGCGAGTCTTTTCTAAGTCCTCGTTGTGGTAACGACGATGTGCCAAGCGTTGCAATCTCTCGAATTTCAGCATCAATTTCTTCCTGCGTTTTGATCGCTCGTGTAGGCTTAAAGCCCACAGGCTTATCACTATAAGGATTAGGTACCACGGTACCACATGCAAAACAATATCCATCATAAGTCCCATCGTCCTTTAGGAATACTTGTAAACCATTCTTACTATTACACTTATCTGTGTTGTGTGCTATTTTCTCTACGCATTTAGCCATCTATTAATTCCACTTCAGCCCAAGCTGGTAGATGCACAACATCACCATCAACAGTTTTACAATAGGAATACATCCCATCAATATGATGGAATTTAATCATCTGCCCAACATCTACAGCTTTAGCTCCGGGAGGGGGTGCTTCTGCTTCTTTTACAATTATCCAAGAGTGGTTAGGTACTTCGTATAATTTCATTTTGATTTTCCTTATTGCGTGCCTTGTCCTGATTCATGGCGTCACCTTGCATAAAGCGTTAGCGGCTGGGGTTGGTTGAAACCAGTAAAGCGATCCAACACGCCATGTAATGACGTAGGCAGTGCCGGATTCACAATACAACTTTCCATCGAATTTCGGGTCAGAAACACAGCCAGAAAGCAATAGCAGTGGCAAGAGCATTGCGTACCTCATGCTGCACCTCCCCGACGACATACAGCCAGCCATTCGGCCATTGCTTGGGCGTCTTCACGGGTGAGGAAAATTTCGCCAGCTTCCAACCACTTGCAATCTATCCCACCTCCAGCCCACGGAAGCGCAGTGTCACGGCCATAGTGAAAGTACAAACTTCCTTTTGGCGGTGCCTCCACCTCTGGCGCGACAAGCTCTTTCTGATGCTCTTTGCCGAACTTGTCTTGATAGCTAATTTTTACGGTGCGCTTGGGGACGGGCTTCCAGCGGTAGCGAAACGTCTCCTCCATGCAATCGACTTGCCTTGATTCTCCTGTAGCCCAATAATTCTCATAGCGACAAACCTCGATATTTTTCCTTGGGTCAGGGCCGTTACACCCGCTTTCAAACCAGTCAGCCAATGCGCGGTAAAAGACTGGAGCAAACTCGGCTCCGGTGTATTCTTTGGTCATAGGAACCTCGTGAGTAAAGCAATAGCGGTAACGAAAGTGCAAGTAGACGAGCCAAAAACAAGAGACTCAGCCGCAAAGCCGTCACAAACCCAAAGCCACAAGCAGAAGATCCACAAGCACGCAAGCGGAGCCATCCAAAGATGTAGGGTGAGGTTCATTCTGATTTCTCCTTGATGCCGATAGCCTCGTTAAGCTGCGCCATATTTGTGAAAAACACGTTGCCATCACTGTGGACAATTCCACCGACTGCGCGCACTTTCTCAGGCGTCATCGGCTCTCTTGGCGCTGGGTGGGTGAATAGCGGTTCTCCATCACCGTTTTCTGTGTACTGGTAGACGTTCGTCCCATCAGGTGACCAGATGCGCCACGCTACCGGTTCCCCCTGTTGTGTTTTATCAATCACTTGTAGGCACCTCCAAATACATAGGCTTAAACAAAGCAGGAATTTGCTTACGATTAAGATAGATAGCAGCTTCTACTTTGTCTATAAATTCCTTAAGAAAGGATAAGTCATACGATCCATTAGGATGATCTTTTCCTAAACGTTCTGAAGCCATCTTAGCAGCTACAATACTTTTTTCCCAATCACGAATATCTACATCGCTTATCATACATTAGGCTCCACTTTCTTATTAGGAGATATAGGAATAGTCACCACTACTCCTGCTGAACAATTTGCTGTAATAGTATATCTTCCATACCTTGTTTCATCAGATACGCCATATGTAACAAGCTCTCCACCTAAAGCTCTACAGAAGGTTTGTGCAATGATAGCATCCTTCAAGCTTAATTGTTGAGAGCATCCTGCAAGGAGCAGGAATGCAATTAAAGATAGTTTTTTCATAATTATTCCAATGGTTCCTCTTGAGGCTCATCAAACATTCTATTAGGAGGGACAGGAACACGCCTAACACCTACACGATGAGCACGTATTTGTTCATCCATAACTCCTCTCAATCTATTATTATGATCTGCCACAGCAACTTCATCTCTAATAACAGCTTCAGGAATTGCAAAAGGATTAAATCTTACAGCATCATGTACATGTCCGGCAACTTCCACACCTGCTGCTCGTAATTCATGTTCATTAGGGACAGCCTGATGCCACGGAGCAAAACGTCCAGCAGCATCTCTCCTTATACGTGCTGCTTCCCTATTAGCCAAGTCTACAAGAACTTCGTTTAAAACATTCTGTTGACGAATAGGATCAATTTCCTTCTTAGCTTTAGCTACTTCCTTCTTTTCTTTCCGATCTCTATACGAAGAAGGGAAATCAATAGCTAATGAGAAATTACGAACAAGCTCCTTATCCATCCCTTTGAATTCAAATTCCTGGAAAAGTTCCCCAAGAATTTCCTTAGCAAAAGAAATACTATGACTCTCTCTAAAGTGATTCATAATAGCAATAGGATTTTCTTGCTTAACAGCATATTCTCTGAGCTTGTCAATAGCTTGGCACCATACAAGAATACGTTTCTCATCTAATGTACCAGCCAATCCCCGGAATTCAATACTGCCATACTTAAGCAAAGCTTCGAGATTAAGAGAGGAATACCTAATCTGATTCTGAGGAATACGAAAGATTTCTCGTACACCTTGAGAGAATAACTTGTCCACATTATCCACATATCCGTCAGCATCTTGTGCTCGTAGACAAAAGCGATTGCCTTTACGACTATCTCCACAATATTCCATAAACACATTCTCAAGGAGAGAATACGTATAGATTAGATTAAGGAGCTGATCCTCTGTAAGAGATTGCACATTGAGATGCACATGCACAGAAGTACGGAAGGAGAATACAGGACGGCTTCCTTGATCTTTTAGATAATTATTTAGATATTGCAATGCTGTAGACACTTCCTTAATAAACAAAGGTTTCTTAAGAACGTATTCAATACCGTTACGTAAACTTCCATCAGCCTCTGCTCTCCAGAATCTAGCAGGATTAATACCTAAGTGCTTACCTTCCACTTCAATCTCAATACCGAAGAAGCCAGCTTGCTTTTTACCATTTTCCATTTCCAGGATTTCAAATATACTGCTCATAGCTATTCTCTAAAAGAAGTTCAAGATGTTCTTTACCAGACTTAAACTCAATACGTTTATCTTTTACCTTACCAACGCAATCAAGTTTATAGTAGATGTTGCCTAGCTTATCTAGGCAGAATTGCTTATCAAAAGCAACAGCATTAATACCAGATTTCTTATCAATTATCTCTAAAGCTTTCTCAAAAGTAGGATAATTATTTTCTAAAGAATTACCAATTTCTACACAATTAACATTGTATAGGTAATCCTTAGTAGCCATTGCTCCTTCTTTGTATTCCAGCCCTTTGATATAATGCAAAGAAATGTTATTACGATTGTGTCCTATCTGCATCTTACGTACAGGATTACGTGAGCCATAGATAACAGAGCCTAAGACGTTAATCATTCCAATACGATTGAGACAAGGCTTAAACAATTTCCTCTCAAACTTTACATTGAAATTCTTAGCCACTCCTACTGGATTAAGTGTAACGATCCCATCTTTACAATGACTAACAAATACCAACTTAGTATTATAAATTACTATGTTCTTGTAATACTGTTGGACAATATCGTCATTAGACAATACTTCTTCTTCATCCATAACAAACCTCTAGATTCTCAGACTTAATGATAGCCGAAGCCTTCTTTAGATTAGACGTATTGATAATGTCTTGAATATCTCCATACTTATCCACAAGGATATTACCATCCATAACGTTAGTAACGGCCTTTACCGCATTACGGTATACAAAGCGCATAAGAGTTTCAGACTTAAGCCAAGCATTAGAGAGAGTACGATACTCAACACCATAAGGCTTATAACGAACAGCGCCAGCTTTCCCATACATCTCCCGACGTTCTACTTCCTTGTCATAAAACAGGCTGGTGAGGCCCAGATAATAATCCATTTGCTTAGCAATGATGTGACAATCATTTACATGGCCCATATCGTCTTTAGAACGATTAGCAGTCCATCCAATATGGATATGACCTGACGCAGTACGCATAGGACGATCACCATCAGGGCGAGCATTAGCCTCACCTGTCCAAGCGTTATAGTCAGGATCACAACCAAGCTCTAAGGCTTCCTTAGGTTGCTTCTTCATATATGCTGCATCAAAGTGAGCAACAGGAGACACTACCACCTCATACTTAGGCACCATAGCCTTCATTTGATTGAACACGTCTTGTACATTAAAGACAAATTCATCTTCAGTAGCGGCTGGATCAATATTAAACTCTAATGCCATACCATCTACTTGCACTGCTCCACTACGAATCTTTTGAGGATTTTTCTTATCTCCCTTAATTAGATTGTAAGCACTCTTAAAGATGCCTTTCTGTTTAATAAACACTTCTGGGTCGCAACCAATTAGAATCTTCGTCATTTCATATATCTCCTAAAGTTAATAAACACGTTTCAATTTACCAGCATGCTCTTCAATCTCTGGATACGTAGCTACGCAAGTAGCACAGAAACACTGACCAGCATCATTAATCCTATTACCATGATCTTCTGCAAACAGATGATCGAAGCACCATTCACAATTAGAGAACTTCGTTTCCCACTCCTTCTTGTTAAGCATGTGACCTTTGCCATCATCGTAGATGTATAGCTCTGGAGATTCATCAGGGATTTCTTCGTATTCATTTTCACTGACACGAAAGAAACCTCCCGCTTTATACGTCATACACCATTTCCCAACATTGGCCTTAATTGATTTGCCAATTAGTTTGAGAATTCCTGTATCTCTATTGATGTACATTGAGATAGGAAATGTAGGGTGTAAAGGGTCACGTAGAGTTACATACTTAGCTCCATGCGTATTGATATCGCTCTCTACAACATTAAGAATCACTCCTTTTGTGTTGGAATAAGTCTCGATATCTTTGTCCGAAACCAAGTTTTTTTTAGCGTCAACTACTGGAAGAGTTGTTACATTACTTGTTGTCGGAGCAGGAAGTTGAGGAGCAAATCCTTGCTGCTGTTGTCTATGTCCTTGATATTGATTACCAAAATAACCACCAGTGTAGTAGGAAATATCAGGACGATTAATCTCTTTCTGTTTCATCTCAACTTCTTTAGGCTTATGTATGAAGCCTTTGTTGTCAATATGGAAAGAATAATGATAGTCTACTGGAACACTCTTGATCTCGTCAATCACTAGATCATGCTTGAAGCAAGCAATGTCAATCATCCATTTCTCAGATGCCCAAAGGATAACTTTAGTATCTTTAGAATAGGCATAGAACAATGGACGTTCTTTATTACGTAGGAAGTTAAGAGTTTCCTCATCTTTATTCCACCATACTAGAGCATAAGCCCCATCAACAATGTCAATAGCATCACGTAAACCATTGTTCTCAATGTGATGATATAGATTTTCACTATCTACCTGAAATTTATGAGGATCAAGAAGCTTGTGTTTATTCTTCAATGTACCATTATGTACACCAATAAGAGTTTGGAATTCAAAAGGATGAGCGTTAGCTTTATTCACTACGCCCTGAGTAGCATAGCGATTGTGTCCAATCACTGCTCTATTCATTTTGTTCATAGTTGCATCGTATTTCTTACTAGCAAATAGATCAAAAGCAGGACCAACAGTCTTAACCACCACTGAATCACCAAACTTAGGAACAGCAGCCAATCCTGTACTGTCTTCCCCTCGTACAGTGTCAAGGATAAGCATAGTACGAAAAATCTTGTCTTCCTTTTGGGTTAGATCACCCGCAACGCCAACAATACCACAAATAATAAAAGCTCCGTAATCCAAGCCTGAGTTAATCAGTTGCTTTAAAGGTTAATGAAATATTCAACAATAGCATTCTCTGCTTCATCCGTAATACGAGGGGCTGAGTTAGCCTCAAGAATACGGAAATCCTTCTTGTTATTAGCTACTACATCAAAGCCCACGTAGTCAATGCCAATAGCTTTAGCTGCACGAATGCAATGCTCATCCATATCTTCAAAAGCTCTAGGGGGCTGCTTATTGAAGTACCAATCGCCATTGTCCTCAGCTTTGAAATATCGTCCAACAACTTCATTCTTGAACACCATAATTCGATATTCATATTTGTGTTCAAAGTATTCGGAGTAGAGAACACCATCTGGAACATTTGCATTATTTTCATGGTAATGAAGCCCTTCTGCTTTACGTCCATCAGTCTTATCTCGTATCACCACCCAATCCCAATGCTTAGGAATAGGCTTCTCAGTGACATATTCTACTGTCGAAACCTTAGCTTGTATAAGCTTGTTAAAAGTAGCTGGTTTAGACACGCAAGTAGCCACTGCATTAGCAGAATTGAGCCGATTGTTATGGTCAGTACGCCCCGAGCAACCATACGAAAAAACATAATCATATTGTCTAAAATCCCTGCTAAGTATGTCACTATAACGGAAAACATCAGCCTTTACACCATTATTCTTCAATGCTGTAGCCAGAATTTTGCTAGAAATCCCTGCTACAGAATGGATGATAGCTACTTTAAGCATTACTCACCACTTTCATATTTAAATAACCAATACCAACTTCTTTCTTCTTCGTCCATATAGAAATATCCAATGGATTGAGCTAAACATTTTTGTTTAGAATCTTTTTTCCATTTAATATCTCTATTGTAATCTGCTTTAGGAACAAATAATTGTTCATGCTTTTCCATTACGCTCTCCCTTAGTCAATGGCTGTCCTTGCTGATGCTTACGACCAGGCCCCTTCTTACGGAAATGTGCCCAAGGGCGCTTAGACACAAGATTCTTACGCATATAAGCGTAATAACCGAAGATGTAATTTATATTAAACATGAAAAAACTCCTTAATAAGTGAATGGAAATATTCCTTCAATGATGCATAGCCATTGAATTCTGGATGAGGCTGAAAGCAGAGAGCCTTTGTTTCTGGATAGAAAACCACCTCAATATCTTCTTTAGATACATCTCTACGAAAGATTTCATGATCGTACCATTCTCTAGTACCACCAAGGGTGCTAGAAGCCACTAGAACGGCCTCAGGAGAGGGCATCATCATTTGGTGATGGGTAGATGTGGCTAACACTGTTTCGCCTGTCCTAGCGTCTATAATCGAATGTGCTCCACCATGTCCACTGACATGTTGATACATTCGTCCTCCGGACATTACGTTTAAAAATTGTCCGCCTCTACAGACGCCCACCATAGGCACCTTGTCATGTGTACACACTTCAAAGATTATTTGTTCATCTCGATCACGATGGACATTGTTATGTGTATGCATATGAGGAGCATCACCATAGAAGGAAGGGGTTACATCCTCTCCACCAGTGAAGCATACTAAATCAGCCTCATGGAGCATATCTGTAATAAACCATCCAACATTACGGAACAAATCAGAATACTGTTTGCTTCCGTTTACGATATAAACCTTCTTCATTTTGCTTTCTTAAAAAATTTCTCAAACATATCCGCAACAGAAATAAAGCCTTTGTTATCTACCACTCCATTTGTACCAAAAGCCCAATCATTTAAAGGAGCCAAAGCATCAACGGCATTCTTGAAAGAACTTCCTTCAAATATGGTCATCATATACTTGTTAATACCATTATCTATACCACCTTTGTTGTAAGCTTCTTTTGCTGGCTTATAACCTTTCGTAAAGAAATTGATGATAGCTGGCACCTTATTGTCAGTATGCATAACCTTATGACCGTTGGTGATGTATGTCCTGCAAGAATCACCTGATTCTCTAGTGATAAAGCAGCATGTCATCAAATATGCTGTATGCTCAGAATAGCCAAGCTCTAAAGCTTTCTTAAAGCTACGGAAATTGCTAGGAAATTCACTAGCTTCACGCAGAGATACAGCAGCACCCATCAATTCATACAATGGACGTGATACGTCTAGAGAGGCGCAATTAGCAATTGCGTCATGAGCATCTTTCACCAAATGAATTGGTGCCCAAGGGCTACGATTAATCATGTAATCTACATACTTAACGTATGTTTCTTTAAGGTCTGGCTGTGCATTCTTGTAATGTCCTTTTAAATGCAACACTACAGCAATAGGGTCTTTCTCTTGCTTATGCCCCAAATAATCACCAGTTTGTAAAGGAAGACGTGCATGGCATACATCTCTTTTCTGCTCACGTATCTTTCCATTTGCAAGCTTAATTGCATATGAGCATGTTGCTGGATCAGCATCTCCCATAGATTTGGTAAAGTAGGCACGTAATCCAGTAGGATCGTTTCCTTCTTTTAAAGCAATAGGTTTTACTTCCTCTACCTTAGGAACTTCTACCTTTACGTCATCTTTTTTCTTGACGTTAATAGCTTTACGTATACGCCTAAAGCAAAGCTCATCAAAATTGATATAGCCACGATCATCAATATCTTCCGGGCATTTCATCCTAATAATAGGACCACCCCAATGTTCTACATATTCAACAATTGATGTTTTTCCTAACAAATGCTCCATTGCTGGAATATAATGAGCACGATTGTTATCTTTACGAGTGGAAACCAGCTTAACCAAGTCACCATCTTCAAATTTACGCATCATTTTACTCTATTTTGTAACAATTTAAAAGAATTTAGTCGAGAAACGACTGAAAAACCGATATAAGGAATACCTTAAGTATTATATATTAGATTATCTTAAGAGTGAGCGATTAGCGAACCTTAAGAAGCGAGTGAGAATAATGCTAATATACCTTAAGAGTGAACGAAGTGAACCTTAAGAATACTTAAGGCTTAGAACTTTTGATAGAAAGAATTCCTGGTTTCAAAATCTCCATTAGGATGTTTCTTGATTACTGGAGATGTATGAACAAGACATTTGTTCGATACAAGCTCTGATGTATGGTCAATTGGAATTACGTTAGCACTCTTGCCTTCCTCAATGTAATCAAATCTGGAAGGTGTGTAACGTACAGTCGGTTTGGTTGGTTGAGGCATGATAGCTCCTTTTGTCTGTCCTTAATGGACGATATAAAACAGAAAAAGAAAAAGGGATAGCTCGCAATGTAGCATCCCTTACTTGATAACGAATAAGATTTATCTGTCCTAAAGACATAATTTCTCCTATTGTTGGTGCAATCTATTGGATTTGAACCAATGACCAAGGCATTATGAGTACCCTGCTCTAACCACTGAGCTAAGATTGCTTATTGGTACGCCATACAGGAATCGAACCTATATCAATGATGTAGAAGATCATAGCTTTATCCATTAAGCTAATGGCGTATATTGGTGCGAGAGACGGGAATCGAACCCGTATGATATTACTATCGAGAGATTTTAAATCTCTTGCGTATACCTAGTTTCGCCACTCTCGCTATTAATCAACCCATTACCATACAATCGTATGCATTGTTCTTGCCCTGATGGAAATTCCAAGGCAAAGCATTCCCATTCTTGTCATTTCCATTGGTGAACAATGGAGCATGTAAAAGCTTTGCTGTCTTGAATGACAGATTAGCATTCCAGTCAGGACGATTGATAACACCACTCCCCTTCTTTTCAGCATTCATAAGGTAATTGATACAAGCCTTCGATGCTTCCGTGTTCTCTGCTTTCTCTGCGCTTCGCATCACCCTGACATTGATGATAGCGTTACGCATAGCAGTGTTGATCTTGTGTGTAGCGGACATGGAAAACTCCTGAAAATATGTATCTATTGATACGGGTTGAGGAAACACTAAACCATAGAGCACTATCTCTAATGCTCTACAGTTTATTGTTTTACAAACTGATTCTTATTCGCCTTCCTTTTCATCAGCCACTTCAAAACCCAGATCATCCATAATCGCAATGATGGAATCGGAATCAATACCGCCCTTCATTACAGCACGCAGGAAATCAGCCTGACTGATGTTGTTCTTTGCCGCTTTCTTAAGCAGCACTTCGATAGTGTGTGTCACAGCATCAAGAGAGAATTCTTTCTTTTCCATTTCAATGTTGCGATCAGCCCATGACCAAAGGTTATTCATTGGGTCATCCAAGAATGCCAGTGCCTTTAGTGACACTTCTTCGTAATGCTTCTTGGATTTCTTAAGGAAAGCATTCCCCTCATTGTTCATAATGAACCCGGTGAACTCCTTGCAGAACAGAATGAATGCTTTCTTGTTTACTGGCGTAAGCACGGCAATGGTGCGATTGATATACCCAATATCCCCCTTTGTGTCACCATCACAGTGCAATGCATAAAGCACATCACGGCTAAGGGTTTGAAGGGTTGCTTTTGTAATCTTTTCCGATTGTGTCAGGGTTTCCAGTGTTGCAACGAAAGAAGCAACAAAATCATTTGCTTTGAAAGGCATAATTATCTCCGATAAGGTTTGCCCAGAATTAGGCGGGTTTGTACAGTATGTACACTAATGCCCATCTGTCACATGGGCATGGATTTACATACTATCGAATTAACAATAGGTTAGCAAATCTATAGATGTATTCGGCCATTTAATGCTATTCATCACTGGTTTACCATTCTCTATTCTGTTACGTATAGTGTGATTGTCATACACGTAAGGGAGAATAAAGCATGATAGCGCAGCTACTTTTTAATAGTTAATTCCGCGATACTCTATGTAATTGAATTGTTAAAGAATTCACTGTGTACTGATATATCACGATTTACGATTAAATCGTGCCTGTTTACCCATTGCGTTATGCATGGCATACTATGATTTTCTTTATTAACTTTTCGGACGAGCAGCACCCTGCCTGGATTCCACAATCTGGAATCAATGGCATAGTCTGGACGACAATCCTAAAGCGCTTAAAGCTAAACCATAGATGCATAACATCTACTGATAAACGCATACACAGCTAATTTTTAATGAACACTGTCAGACTGTACGATGACTGTCTGACCCGGATATATAAGCAGCTATCATGCCAACTTACCTATCCTGTCTGAACAAGTTTGTTGCCCCGACGTTTCTATACTTGCAACGACTGTGCCAACTATAGAAATGTTACACTTTCCTAGATTTTAGCCTCTATAAGGCATTAAACCTATATCAGGCAGGGTGTATAGCATAAATGCCGTTAGGCGTCTGATAGGTGACTTAAAACGTGTTTAAACGGCATTCTCCCAGAGATTCTGATAGGTTTCTTATATAAGAGATGTTCTATCGTATGTGACAATAATGTCAGGGAGAATGTGACAATAATGTAAATGTGACAATAATGTAATGCCATTTATGTCATGTAAGCATATGTTATGCCAATGTGTATAGCATATGAGGATATATAACTATAATGTATATTGAATTGTTACTACGTGCCTTACGGCACAATAGTCCGGAAACCCGCATAAACAGTACATAATGTGAACAATAAGGCTAGATTGTGACTGGACAGTATATGAATAGAATGGGGAGAATGCATTGTAACCATCTAGTCTATTCATATGATGATTGGATCAAAATGATAATGATTCTCATATAAGCTTGAGCTTATGCTTGAGGGGTATGCAGGGGTTTACTTTTGGAGAAAGAGGTGCATTGCACCTTCTAAATTTCTCCAAGAAATTATGACATGCCTCTTGAGAATAACTCCTGACCATTATGAGCAGGTGTAAAGAAGCATAATGTATAGATGAGCTTGTAAAGCGATAACGTGGCTTTGCCACATATAGGTAATTACTGCTCCGCAGGAGCGTTACATAGGAACGGAGTTCTCTAGTAGAATATCTTGTCGTAAACGTGTAAAAATTTTTAGGAAAAAAATATGACAAAAGTGGTTTTACAGAAACCAACAAGTGGATTTAATTTAGCAGCTATTAACGATAATTTTATCAAGCTAGAAGATGAACTCAATAATAAAATTCTATACCGTAATAACCCAGAAGGGGAACCTAATCAACTTCGTACAGACGTTGATGTTAATGGTGTTCGTCTGTATAATTTACGAGAACCTCTCTCCCCTAGTGAAGCAGCTAGGCTACAGGATGTTACAAACGCTATATCAGGGGCTACAACAGCTAACCTGATTAGCTTCACTCCAGTAGGAACAATTAGCTCTACTAATGTACAAGCAGCTATTGCTGAACTTTTAGCAGAACTTCCTACAGTAGCAGCTTCTACTCCTGTAACCACTACGTATAGCAATTTCACTATGAATGCTTCTACGCCTAATGGTAGACAAGAGTTTATGAGTACCAACCCTTCAGGATTTAATACTGGAGTTGGTAAGTTTACGCTAGAATATGAGTTTGTTAGTAATAACTATTTCTTGTATAATCCTAATGCTCATATAGCGACTGTTCTAAGACAAGACCCAGCTACTGTAGCTACTACCGTAACAGGTAATGGAGCTATTATGGGCAATCTTACTTGGAGTGGTTTTAATGGAGACCAAGCTCTCTTCACTCCTGTGATGATGCTAGAGACTTGGGACCCTACACGTATTAGCACTCAGAGGCTTTTATTTCCAGATAGTACAACTCCTCGTAATAAATTGTTGGTAGATGGTGCTAGGTATAAAGTGTCAGTAGAATCTGTCCTTTATTACAATAGTGCTAAATATATTCGTTATCGTTTATGGAAGTATAGTGGAGCTACAACTAAATATTGGGAGCTTCAGAATGATACAGGGCATGTTCTAGATCATAATGGAGGAGCAGATTTCTCTAAATCTGGCTTTATGTTTGCTGCTGTATTCTTAGATAATCTAGGTACTTGGAGCATTGATTTCTCGAATATTAAAGGTACTTGGGGACCTCCAGAAACTGTAGTTTCAGATCAGACAGCTAAGCTCAATAAATTTGGAGCAGACGTAGCTGGCGATATGGAATTTACCACTACGTCTCAAAGGTTTAAATTCCCTTTTAGCACTGGTCCTTCCCTCCTTTCATTCTTTACGTTCCAATCTTCTACAGCTAATAGCCCTACTTCGCTATTGTTTAAGCCTAGTGGATCAGGAACTAGCTCTAATCTTTTCTTTAGTAACAATTCTACATCAGACACTGTATATCAATGTTTTGACGTAGGTATTGCTTCTGGTAAAGGTTATATACAGACGTTTAACAGAGGAAGCACTGATCCTACGATTGAAATACGTCCTGGGACAGTTTCTGTCGTAAGCTTTGGAGCTACAGGGATGACCTTAGCAGGGGCTAGCAAGGCTTTTGGAGCATCATTAGGATGGTCTGCTAACCTCGTAAACTGGACAGGCTCTAACGTTAATGCTTTCAACTCCGTAGCTAATATTGATTGGAATGGAACTTGTGCAGTAGGTAATATTGCTTCAGGATTAGGAGGTACGTATAGTGCTTCCAATATCGAAACTTATATGCGACCTCTCTGGTGTATCATTGGAAGCATCGTACAACATCTTAAAGATACAAAGACAGCAACGCAATGAAGAATATCAATAACTTAACTGAACAACAAATCTCTCTAATTTTTAGAGGACTTATTGAGCTTCCTTATAAAGAAGTTAATGACCTAATAAATTACATAGGCAATCAGCTTTTGGAGAAACCTGCAGAGGAGGCTCCTAAAGATGAGTGAGGGCTGGGTTCAATGGCTATTGGGAGTGGGCCTAACCGTAGTTGGTTGGGTCTCTCATATGCTTTGGCAGGATGTCAAAGGTGTTAAGGATTCGCATAAAGAAACTGCTATTCGCTTACAAAATATTGAAGTGTTAATAGCAGGAGAATATCTAAAACGTACAGAATTTAGAGAGTTTCAGAATACTATTCTAGAGAAGCTAGATAAGATTTTAGATGCTTTAAACACAAAAGAAGATAAGAAATGATTTTTTCCACACTATTTTCTTTCCTTGGAGGAACAGCTTTCCGCATGTTATGGGGAGAGATTAGTTCTTGGTGGAATAAGAAACAAGATCATGAATTTGAGATAGAAAGAATTAAGCTTCAAGAAGGAATTGATGCTAAACAGCATGAAAGAAATCTTGAAGCTATTCGCGTACAAGCAGACCTTGGTATTAAAACCATCACTGTTCAAGCAGACAATCACATTCGTGAAATAGAAGCTGCAGCTTGGGCTACTGTCTCAGAATCTACGACTAAACAAACAGGAATACGCTGGGTTGATGCTTGGAATGCTACAATACGTCCCGGAGTTGCTACTTGGGCAATAGTAATGATGACTCTCTCAGAGTTTTCAGTATTTGTTCTTAGCGAATCTAGCTGGTCTGTAGCATCTGCTGCTTTAGGTTTATATCTCGCAGATAGAGCATTAATTAAGAGAGGAAAATGAATAAACTAGCAGCCGAAATAGCAGCTATATTATGTCGTAAGTTTGAAGGGCTTTACAGAGGTCCTTATCTATGCCCCGCAGGAGTGCCTAGCATAGGCTACGGGGCGACTTATTACGAGAATGGTACTAGGGTAGCCTTAACTGATCCTATGATCTCTAAAGAGCGTGCAGAGCAATTACTGATGTGGCATATACGTTATGTATATCTTCCTGCAGTTCGTAAGCTTTGCCCTAATATCACAGATGCTAATCGTTTAGCTGCTATTATTGATTTTACTTTTAATTTAGGAAGCGGAAGACTCAAGACCTCCACCCTTCGTAAGAAAATCTTAGCTGAAGATTGGGACGAAGTGCCTACTGAACTACGTAAGTGGAACAGAGGAGGTGGTAAAGTATTAAAAGGTCTTGTATTACGGAGAGAAGCTGAAGTAGCTCTTATATGATGGAAGAATTTGTACCAGATAAAGCTTTAATGCTAGACACTAGTGGACGCCCTATTACCCAATCTATGTTCTTAGAAGTTGGGTATAGTGATGCTGCTATTTATACGTTAAAAGATCAAGATCATGATTACAAAGGTAAGGTATACCCTTCTCTTAAGCGTCTATATCTTGAAGAAGAAGACCCAACAGAATATAGTTTTGTTACCAAATATCTCCTAAATTGGAGACAATGGCAACGTCTATATGACAATAAACTATTACGCCCACATATTGAAGATTGGCGTGAGGAGCTGGAATTGAAGCTACGTAGCCGAGCTACAAAAGAAATGATTAAGAAAGCTGAAAAAGGAAATATTCAAGCTTCTAAATGGCTAGCCGATAGAGGTTGGGCTAATAGAGGTGCTGGACGACCTTCTAAGGAAGAAGTTCAGAATGAGAAACGCTTTCAAGCTCGTGTAGATAAAGATTATACGGCAGATATTATCAGACTTAACACTGGAACCTAATGGTAAAAGAAGTAGATACATGGCTGCGAGATGCTAAATTACGCTTAGAGAAGATGCCTGAAGAGGCTAAACAATTAAGAGAAACAGCTTACAATGACTTGTATTTCTTCGCTAGATTAGTAAATCCCGGTTATATGTATGGTGACATACATAAGAAATTTTATAAATGGCTAGAAGAGTATTCTCTTTTTGGTCAAGGAGTTGGTCAGTCCACCAATAAGCTTATTATGCTCCCGCGAGGGCATTTAAAGAGCCATATGGTGGCTACTTGGGCAGCTTGGATTATCACTCGTCATCCTGAAATAACTATTCTCTATCTTTCGGCCACAGCCGAGCTTGCTGAGAAACAGCTCTACGCTATTCAGAATATTCTAGGTAGTACAATTTACAATCGTTACTTCCCTGAATATATCAATCCTCAAGAAGGAAAGCGAGAGAAGTGGTCTATGCGTAAATTCTCTATTGACCATGAGAAGCGTAAGACTGAAGCTATTCGGGATGAAACTGTTGCTACAGCAGGCTTAACTACTAACACCACAGGATGGCACGCAGATGTAATCATCTCAGATGACATCGTGGTTCCTGAGAACGCGTATACGGCAGATGGACGAGATAGCGTAATGAAGAAGGCTTCTCAGTTTACATCTATCCGTAATGCTGGTGGTTTTACGCTAGCCTGTGGTACTCGCTACCACCCTTCAGATGTGTATGCTACTTGGAGAGACCAAGAGTATGACATTTACAACGAAGAAGGAGAAGTGATTAAACAACAGCCTGTATGGGAAATTAGAGAATACGCTGTAGAGGTAGATGGTGTATTCATCTGGCCTAAGGTTATGAGAGACGATAAGAAGTTCTTTGGTTTTGATGCTCAAGTTCTTTCTCGTATTAGGGCAGAATACACTGACAAAATACAGTTTCACGCTCAGTATTATAACAACCCTAATGATCCAGGAAGTAATCGAATAGATAGGAATAAGTTCCAATATTACGATAAGAAGTTTCTTAAGCAGACAAACGGAAATTGGTATTATAAAAACAATAAGCTTAATATCTTTGGTGCTATAGACTTCGCTTTCTCCTTAAGTAAGAAAAGCGATAATACAGCGATAGTTGTTGTTGGTATAGATGCAGAAGGGTATATTTATGTACTTGACATTGTGGTATTCAAAAGCGACAAAATTAGTGACTACTTCCGATCCATTGCTGAGCTACACTCCCGTTGGGAATTCAAAAAGCTCAGAGCGGAAGTTACAGTCGCGCAAGCAGTTATTGTCTCAGACCTTAAAGATAAACTCCGAGAAGAGGGATTAAGCCTATCAATTGATGAACATAGACCTACTCGTAATGAAGGTAATAAGCAAGAACGTATAGCTGCAGCTTTAGAGCATAAATATGAGAACATGACCATCTGGCATTTTAAAGGCGGATATACAGATGTTCTAGAAGAAGAACTTATTCTTGCTCGTCCTCCTCATGACGACATTAAGGATGCACTGGCATCCGCAGTAACTATTGCAATCAAACCTAAACGTTCCAGAGGATTAAATGATCTTCAAAGCAATGTAATACAGTTTAATAGCCGCTTTGGTGGCGTATCTTACAGATAAGGAAATAAATGTCACAATCGGCATTAGAAATACGTACAGAATTCAAGGGAGATGCTTTTGGCAAAGAGATTTCCTATATGTGGCAGAATTGGAATAGTCAGCGTGATACGAAGATTAAGCAATGGCAAGAGCTTAGAGACTATATTTTTGCTACGGATACTACTACCACTACTAACAAAACTCTTCCTTGGAAGAATAGTACGACCCTTCCAAAACTATGTCAGATTAGGGATAATCTGCATTCTAATTACATTTCTGCTCTTTTCCCTAATGATAATTGGTTGAAATGGGAAGCCTATACGATGAATGATGCTACCAAGCAAAAGGTAACAGCCATTGAAGCGTATATGAGCAATAAGACTAGAGAAGGTGGCTTTAGGACAGAGACAAGTAAGCTTGTTTACGACTACATTGATTATGGTAATGCTTTTGCTTTTGTAGATTTTGAATCGTCATATCGTACAGATGATAATGACAAGAAAATTCAAATCTATATTGGTCCCAAGCTTCATAGGATTAGTCCTATGGATATTGTATTTAATCCTTTAGCTGCTTCATTTAACGACAGCCCTAAGATTATACGTAGCGTAAAGACGCTTGGTGAGCTTCACCTATTAGCTCAGAATAGTCCAGAGAATAAATTCCTTAAGAAAGCTCTTAGACAACGAGATAAAATGTATGCTCATATGAATGCATACGGTATCGAAGATTGGCAGAAAGCTGAAGGAATTCAGGTAGATGGTTTTGGTAACTATTATGATTATCTGCAAAGTGGATATGTAGAATTTCTAACCTTCTATGGTAACATCCATAACCAGAAAACTGGTGAAACATTGACAGGTAGGAAAATTACTGTTGTAGATCGTATGTACGTCATCAATGACGAAGCATATCAATCTTGGAACGGTCATGCCCCTATTTATCATTGTGGATGGCGTACACGCCCTGATAATCTATGGGCTATGGGTCCTCTAGATAATCTGGTTGGTATGCAATATCGTATTGACCACTTAGAGAATCTTAAAGCAGACGCTATGGATTTAGCTGTTCTTCCTCCTTTAGTTATTAAAGGTGAAGTGGAAGAGTTTGCTTATGGGCCAGGTGTAGAGATTCATTTAGACGAAGCAGGAGATATTGCAGAGCTTGGTCATAATGTCCAGTGGGTAATGGCTGCAGACACGTCTATAGAGCGTTTAGAGCAGCGTATGGAGCTTTATGCAGGGGCACCTAGGGAAGCTATGGGTGTACGCACTGCAGGAGAGAAAACAGCCTTTGAAGTGCAACGCTTAGAGAATGCAGCTAGTCGTATTTTCCAAGAGAAGATTACAAATCTAGAGATTGAGCTTTTAGAGCCAGCTCTTAACGATATGTTAGAAACTTCTCGTAGAAATATGGACGCTACAGATACTGTTCGTACTCTGGATGACGCTGTAGGTGTAGAGAAATTTCTTAAGATTACGAAGGAAGATATTACAGCTTCTGGTGTATTACGCCCTATTGGTGCAAGACATTTTGCAGCTCAAGCTCAACTCCTACAGAACGTAACAAATATCTTTAATAGCCCTATCTCTAAAGTTGTTGCTCCTCACCTTAGTGGACTTGCTCTATCTAAGCTTTTGGAAGACATTCTTGGTCTTAATCGCTATTCCTTGTTTATACCTAATATTGCAGTGTTTGAACAACAAGAAACTACAAGACTTGCTAAGCAATCTCAGGAAGATTTAGCTGTAGAAGATACAGTTGCTGATCCTCAATCACCTCCTATAGCAGCATGAAACAAAGTTGGATTTCTGGACTTCCAGAAGAAAAAGCAAAAGAAGTTAAGCAAGATTATATAAGTTCCTATGGGATGCGAAAGCGTCTCATAGAGCTTTTAGACGATAAACTTAGAGCTTCTAATAGCTTTTCACGTAGTAAAGATAATTACGAGAAGGCTGGTTGGCCGTACCTCCAAGCGGACGCTGTAGGGTACGAAAGAGCTATTTTAGATGTTATTTCACTTATTTCTGACAAAATTGTCGAGAAGTAGGTGAATTTCCGATATTAGCTATTACTAAATTATCTTAATACGAACGAGCGAAGCGAGTGAGATTAAGAAGTATAATTAATATTTAATATATTCTAATGGCTAAACGTACTGATTCTCAAAAACTTGCAAGTGTAAAATGGCAAAATAAAAATAGACAAAAGTTTAGAGAATGGAAAGCTACACAAGAATGTAAGGAATGCGGAGAAAAAGAAACATGTGTTTTAGATTTACATCATATAGACTCTTCTACTAAAGATTATTCTATAGGTAGTATGTCTGTTAACATTTCTTGGACTCGTCTAGAAAAAGAAATATCTAAATGTATTGTTCTATGCGCTAATTGTCATAGAAAATTACATTTCAAGCTTTCGCAAACAATTTAATAGAAAGAACAATACATGTCAGACCAGACAAGTATTTTTGATAATCAAGAATCCGGGACTACCCTCCCACCCTCCGGTACTGGCAATACCGACAACGTTAATACAGAATCTGAGCTTACAAACCTGTTAGCCGGAATCAAGAATGAACGTGGAGAGCCTAAGTATAAAACTCTAAAGGATGCTTTAGTAGGTTTGCAAAATGCACAAACATACATTCCTAAACTGACAGACGATCTCTCTCAGAAAGATAAGGAAATTGAACGTTTGCGTAAAGAAGCAGAGCGAATTGCAGAACTAGAGAATTCTATACGTAGCCTCACTGAGAAGACAGATGAAGCAGGCAAACCACCTGCAGCATTGTCAGAACAGACTGTTGCCGAATTAGTAGATAGAACCCTCAGTCAACGTGAGCAAATTGCTCAAGCTAAGATCAATCAAAAAGCTGTTGTTAATGCTTTGGTTGCAAAGTTTGGTGATAAAGCTGAACAAACGTTTAATGAGACCGCCGCAGAACTAGGGATGAGCGTTGCAGAACTTAATGTTCTTGCAGCCAAAAATCCAAAATTAATTTTTAAGACTCTCGGCATTACGCAAGCTGCTCCACCTACACAAGGGTCTACCCAGACCAGCTCGGTGAATAGCTCTAGCTTTGTTCCTCCTACCGATTCTAATGTTGGTCGTAATAAGACCCCTACTTTAGTTGGTGCTACATCACAAGAGCTTCAAGCTGAACAGCGAAGAGCTAATCAAATGGTTGAAGAGCTTCACAAAGAAGGTAAGTCTGTACACGACTTCTCAGACCCTAAAGTTTATTTTAAACGATTTGGTTAATATAAGGAAATAAAATATGGCTCAAAATCGAGCAAACTCGACTGCCTTTATCGAAAGTGAACAGTATTCTGCTTTCATTCTGCGCAATCTGCATGATGGTATGCTCCCCGGAACATTCTATCGTAACGTATCGGACTTTGGTTCTGGTACGACTCTCCACATCAAAACTGTTGGTACTGTCACTATTCAGGACGGTGCTGAAGAAGTTGCATTTGATTACTCTCCGATTGAATCTGGTGAAGTAACGCTGACGATTACCGACTATGTTGGTGACGCTTGGTACGTTACCGATGACCTTCGTGAAGATGGTGCTCAAGTTGAACAATTGATGTCGGCTCGCTCTAGCGAATCTACTCGCGCTATTCAGGAAGTGTTTGAAACACGTTTCTTGGCTCGTTGTAATTCCGCTCAGACGAATGCTAACGCTAATTTGATTAACGGCTTTGCCCACCGTATCGCATCTGCTGCTACGAACAACGTTATCACTCTTGGTCATCTGATCTCGATGAAACTTGCTTTCGATAAAGCTAATGTGCCTATGGCTGGCCGGGTGGCTATTGTTGATCCTGTAACTGCAGCTACGTTCTCTACTGCTATCACGATGACTGGTACGACTACGCCTTTCGGCGATAAGCTGCTCCAGAGTGGTTTCGAACGAGATCATGCTTATGTTATGAATCTGTATGGCTGGACTATTATCACTTCCAATCGTCTGCCTAAAGGCTCGTTTGGTGATGGTACGACCACTGTTACTAATGGCGTAGCTAATATCTTCATGTGTGTTGCTGATGACAACACGAAGCCTATTATGGCAGCTTGGAGACGTATGCCACGAGTTGAAGGTGAACGTAATAAAGACCTTCGTCGTGATGAATTTGTAACTTCTTGCCGCTTTGGTTTCGGTACGCAACGTGTTGACACGCTGGGTATTGTTATTACTGACGCTGTTAAAGTTAGCTAATAGTTAGGAAATAATAAATGCCATATGAAAATAGTGCAGGGTTGAACGTTTTCAACCAATACGGTGTTCGAAACACTGGTGGTTCTCTGGGTAAGGTGGAGGATGATGTTATCCAATTCCTCTCGGTAGACTTTACGGCAGAATCCTTGATCGGAACCTACGTGCCTAATATTGTTCTTCCGAAGGGTGCCCACTTCCTTCGTTATATTCTTCGTGTAGACGAAGTATTTACGATGACGGGTACTTCACCAACGGTGATCTTTGGTGGTACGGCTCCGGCAACTGATGGTATTGTCCTTACAGCAGCCGAACTTGCTGCTGTTGGTACTAAGATTCCTGCTTCTGCAGGCACTGGTACTTGGGCCACCAATCATGCTACGGGTCCGCTGACGGCTCAGAAGATTACCAAGGCTCTTGGTGGTACTACTCCAGCAGTTACGCCTGGTGCAGGCAAAGCAACGCTGATTGCTGAGTACATCTACAAGACGAAGGTTTAACCTAAATTAAGGGGCAAGCAGTTAAAAAAGCTTGTCCCTTTTTTTCTTTGTAAAAAGATTATGACAATAGTACAACATAAAAATATTGACAATAGCCAATTGCATGAACCTAAAGATATTTCTTTGGCTGTAGCTAATAAGGTGTATGTGTCAAACGGTTTAGGAAGCGGCTCTTGGGAGTATGCTACTGCACAAGGAGCTACTACATTCTATAATGAGAGTACACCTTTTTCAATATTAAGTCCAAATGCATATGTTAAAGTAGCTCCTACAACTACTCCACAAACATCTCCTATAGAATTTACAGAAGGTACTGATTGCAGTTTAACATATGTAGGTTTGAAGCAAAGAGTAGCTTTTATATACGCTGATCTCACTATAGCAGATAGTGCATCTATTGGGCGTAATATAACAGTTGCTATTTATCGCAATGGTGTAATACTTCCGTTTACTGGTGTTAGTCAGATTGTTGCAGGTGTTCCAACTTATAGACAAGGGATGCATGTCTCTGTAAAAACTTCAGCAGTTGCTGGAGATAAGTTTGAAATTTACATGAAGACAGGTAATGCGGGAACTATGGCCTTATATGGTTTGCAATTTGTAGCTCAGGCAGTTCTATAATGAAAATGTCTCTATTAGAAATGGTAACAGACATTCTTAACGATATGGACAGCGATGAGGTTAATAGTATTACAGATACTATTGAATCTCAGCAAGTTGCTCAAATCGTAAAGACCTGTTACTTCGAGATGCTAGGCAATAGGAATTGGCCTCATCTACGACAGATGTTTCAATTAAATGATTCAGGATATATTGATAAACCTAATTATTTAAAAATTCCAGACAATATCAAAGAGCTTTCGTTTTTCAAATATGACAAATTTACAGCTTCTAATCCAAAAACTACAATCTTGGATGTTGAATATAAGCATCCAGATTCATTTTTACGTCTGGTATCGTCCCGTAATAGTTTAAACGCTAATGTCCAAACTGTATCAGATTTTAGCGGAGTTAAGCTCCTTATTCTTAAGGATGTTCCTCCCACTTATTGGACTAGCTTTGACGATACTTATATTGTTACAGATTCCTACGATAATGCAGTGGATGACACATTACATGCTTCCAAAACTCAGTGCTTAGGTTATGTAGAGCCTCTGTGGAATCATGAAAATGATTTTATTCCCGATCTTCCAAGTGAAGCTTTCTCAGCCCTCTTATCAGAAGCTAAAAGCACAGCATTCTTAGCTCTTAAACAAGTGCCTAATCAGAAAGCTGAACAGAAAGCCAATAGACAAAATAGATGGCTGGCCCGTAAAGCATGGACAGCTAATGGTGGGATAGTATATCCTAATTATGGAAGAGCTTCTCGTAAATGAATGAATACGCAAAAGAGTTTAAAGGGTATTACATAAAGCCTGATAAACTACATCCTAGACACTATGCTATAGTTACAGTAGGTAAAGGTGGAAAAATACCAGATAGGCTTTCTGGAATGTTCACTTCTACAACTTTAGCTATGTCTGAGATTTCTGTATATCTAGACTCTAAGAAAGATAAAGAAGATAATGGCAAACAAAGCGACTCGGGCGGAAGTAAATAACTTTATTAAAGGGTTAATTACTGAAGCCAGCCCTTTAAACTATCCAGCTAATGCTTCGATAGACGAAGAGAATTTTGAACTTAATAGGGATGGCACCCGTGATC